TTAACGGCAACCATATTGGTGCATGTCGCCACCTAGCGGTCAACGGTGGCGGCTACTGTCGTACCGACACATGGCGGCTACCACGCTGCGACTACTCTCCCGTTGGTCGAGCAGTCTTGCCGTCGCTCACCTGCGGTGCAGGCTCGCTCTGTGGTTGCCTAGTACGAGTAGTAGCTCCATTCCGTTCCCGTTGGTCACTCCATGGAGAACTTCGTCATCGACATCCAGTCGAGTGACTACGCCCCCCCCTACCCCCCCAAGCACCTTGATGCTCGGAAAAAGTAGGGATGAAGAGCGTTACGCCCCTTCGATGGCATGGTTAGACCCCCATCGAAATGCCGTGTTTCGGCACCCCCTTTGGGTCTCCGCGAACTGCCCGCAATCATTGCGAGGCAAGCGGATCCGCTGTAGAGACAGACGGCAAGGAAGATTTGTTTTAAGTCGGTCGCAGGTATCTATTGCTGAATTTGGCGACTTCGACTGGGCCGCATGCTTGGTGCCATGTCGGCCATTGGGACGGTCCAGATCAGTCCGAGTCTCTGGAGGGTCACCACTCGCGGCGGAGTGGTCCGGGTTTGCCGCAGCACAGGCACCGGCCAGCCTAATTACGGTAGTCATCGGACGCCCGTAGTATACACGACTGGACGCGCGGATCAACTGCGGTTAACCTTTGTCTGGTTTCGGAATTTAATCAAGGCATGTGGGGGTGACAATGATTTTCTTTGACATCGAAACGGGTCCGCAGGATGGGGTACTGGAGTCGCGATTTGCTCCAGGCAATGAGACGTACGACCACCGACCGTTCGATCCTGCCAGTGTGAAGCGGCTCAAGAAGGACACGGACGCCAGCTACCAGGACCGCGTGCAGGAAGCCCACGAGGCTTACGTCCTGAAGGCGGCGGAGAAGGCTGGCAAGCACCACCTCGACTCCCAGGATAAGCGGGAGGAGTTCCTCGACAGCTGCTGCCTGTTCGCCCACCTCGGTCGCGTGCTGGTGATCGGCGTCATGCAAGGAAATGATTTCCAGACAATCGAAGGAGATGAAAGAGAAATCCTCCAGAAATTCTGGGATTTGTTTCGGGAGTCCAGCAACCGGGCGAAAGAAATGGTGGGCCACAACATCCTGGGGTTCGACCTGCCATTCATGGTGCGGCGGAGCTGGTCGCTGGGCGTGAAGGTGCCGACCGATGTGGTTACGGTCAAAGGGCGGTATGTGAACTGGCATCCGCTGTTTCAGGACACGGCGACCCTGTGGCTCTTGGGCCAATACAACCGCGATACGAAGTGGTCGCTGGATGCGGTGGGCTACGCCCTGGGTTCTGGCGGCAAGATCGTGGAGAACGTCAGCGGCAAGGGCTGGTGGCGAACCTACCAGTCTAATCGGGATCAGGCTCTGGCCTACTTGGAGAACGACTGTCGGCAGACCAAGCAGATCTACACGGTGATGGCTCCGGCGTCCCTGGGGGTGTAGCCATGCAGATCCGAGGTAAACGAGGGAAGCCGTCCCGTTACACCGTCGAGGATGTGCAGGGCATGGAGCGGATGCAGCGAGCGGGCTTCCGCTTGCAGGACATTGCAGCCAAGTACCAGTGTGCGGTCTCAACGGCATGCGAATTCATTAACAACGCGGAAGAAATCATGACCCACCCCAACAAGCGTCGGGGCAACGACCTGGAACGAGAGATTGTGAACCTGGCTACGGAGCGTGGCCTACCGGCGAAGCGAGCCTGGGGCAGCAACGGCAAGGCACTCGGGGAGCATGAGACGGTCGACCTCCTGCTGGCAGGCTTGAAGATTCAGGCCAAGCGGCGGAAGTCGATTGCCACATTCCTGCAGGTGCCAGAAGCCTGCGATGCGGTAGTATTTCGGCAGGACAGGAAGCCCGCCATGGTGCTGATGTCCTTGGAGCGTCTGTTCGAGCTATTGAAGAAGGAGTGTGAAGATGGGCAAGAAGCCAGCTAATATCGGCGGCTGCAAGGGATGCAAGAAGGCGGTGAAGATCGCGACCAACACGGCGGCAAATAAGCGGATCAAGAAGACCAAATGAAAAAGCGATACTTTGTCATTGGCGAACTACCGGAGGGATTCCAGCTGGAAGCCCTGCTCATCCGCTACTTCGCGGAGCGGAATGACTGGGTGAGTGGGCCGGATACCTATCTGCACGATGTCACCTCGGTGCTTGGTGCGGACGGGGTGATCCTGGGCGATGAATGGTTTGAGGATCGCTACGCCATTGCCCTGCTGGCTGCGGCCAGGGCATGCGGTCGTCCGGTGCTGGATGCTTCCACGATGGAGCATTCGGTGATGATCACCATCCCCTGGGGTGGTGAGGAGTAGATGCGGTTCGATTTTCAAGGAGGAGCCTGTGGCAAAACGGAAGGCAGCTAAGAAGAAGATCAGCAAGGCGGACATGCCCTGCAACAAACCGAAGCGGACCCCGAACCATCCGACCAAGAGCCATGTGGTCAAGGCATGCCAGGGCGGGGAGGAGAAGATCATCCGCTTCGGCCAGCAGGGTGTGAGCGGAAGTCCTGCACGGCAGGGGGAGTCTGAGAAGGATCGGAAGCGTCGTGCTGCCTTCAAGGCCCGACATGCGAAGAACATCAAGAAAGGAAAGATGTCGGCAGCCTACTGGGCCGACAAAGTGAAGTGGTAATGTCTATTTACAGCGAGATCGCGATTGTGGCAGTGGCGGCGGTAGCGACTGCCTTTGCCGTGGGGGAGGATCCAGCCATGCGTACCGTGGAGACCTTTGGGCGAGTGGCCTGGACCGATGGCGGCTTCCTCGTTCAGGAGGTGGAGGTCACCACCTACGACGGCGGTGGAGAGGTCGTCAAGCAGGAGAAGTTCTGGGAGGTCTGCCGCAGGCTCTCGGACGCCGAGTCGATCCGGCTCAAGAACAACGAGATGACCAACGGCTTCCTCGTGAAGGATCTCACGGTCCCCGGTGCAAGGTTGCGGAAGGAATAGGGTTCTGGTACAGTATCCAGCATAGTTACCTCGTTTGGGATTGCTTTCCTGGCCATCCGAACGAATCACGGGTCATGACTGTTCCACCAGTCATGACCCTTTTCTTTGCGCCTCCAGTTGTTTCTCTCACAGCAACGAGCGGACTGCCCTGCCCTGCCAGTTACGATCATCCGTGGGAATCCCACGATCAGATCACTGGAGGGCCACATGGCACTGTCATTCGACACAACGCTGCGCAATAACCGCGCCGATGAAATCACCGCATCAGCTGGCACTTCCGCTGTGCTGCGGATCTATTCCGGCACCGCTCCCGCCAACGCGGGTACAGCCACGGGTGGTGGCAATACGCTTCTGGCGGAGCTAACCTGCGGTACAGCACTCGCACCGGCGGCAAGCACAGGCGTTGGCGGTGTTCTGACGCTGAACGCGATCACGCAGGACTCGTCAGCGAATGCGACTGGTACGGCAACCTTCTTTCGGATTATCAATAGCACCAACGGAACGGCGATTGTCCAGGGAACTGTGACAGCCACCGGCGGCGGTGGAGACTTAACCCTGAACACTACGTCGATCTCCAGTGGTGCTGCCGTATCAATTACCAGCTTCGTCATCACCGAAGGCAACGCCTGATGGATGCTGAACAGATCAGGGCCACGATCCTGGCTGACCCGGATCTCCGCTTGGCTATCGAGCAGGGAGACGACCAGCGGGTGGCCGATGCGCTGTCGCTGCTGGCGGACCCGGAGCCGACTGGTGAGCTGTATACGGAGCGGGCCGTGTTCGCGGCGGTCGGTCCCATCATGGGCGAAAGCATCTTCTCCAAGCTGGAGAGCTTCGCCTCCACTGGCAACAGTGGATCGTCCGTGGTGGCGAGGGGTCTTCGGTGGTTGCACCCATCCAATGGTGGGTTGGACTTTCAGAACCAGGATGTGAAGCAAATGCTGGCTGGTCTCAATGTCGCAGGGATCCTCTCGGCAAATGAGTTGGCCGCGCTGAACCAGCTGGGTACACGACCTGGTCAGGTGACTATCTCTCAGGTCGGTGAAGCAGTGTCCCCTTGGCGGCCAGACGGCAAAATCCAACCGATCCCGAGCGAGGTGTAACGCATGGCACTGCCCGACTATGTAGAGATCACACAGGGGACGGCAATCGTCTTCGGGGAGAGCGGTGCCTCTGGCGTGACGCACACGCTGAGTTTTGATGGGCAGGCGAACGCTACGGCGCAGATGAGTGCATCGGCAGACCTCGGTGCCAACTACGCTGACGAATACTTGGTCTACTTTCGTATTGAAACCGGGACTGCCCCCACTGCCGGTAACACGATGGACCTTTACCTGTTGTCAAGCTACGACAACACCAACTGGCCCGCCAAGGTAACTGGCAGTGCTGGCTCCTACACGCTCGGCAGCAGTGACGCCAACATCAAGCAGGCTGGACCTCCAGTGTCTGTGCTGATTGCAACGGCAGACACCAACACCGTGCTAGAGCAGCAGCCAGTGATCTGGCGACCGCGTGGACGGTATGTGGTGGCGATTGCCGACAACAACCTGGGGCAGGCGGTCAGGGATGAGATTACTGCCACTGACAATGGCTCTCGTGTAATCCTGGTTCCGCGACGAGTGGTCATTAACGAATAGGCCACCAATGCGGTATCCCAGCTGGTCCGATTACGCAACTGGAGATCAGAGCGATGCTCCACACCTGCATCGCAACCTCTGGGCTGCGTGGATGCCGGTGCTGGGTTCCACAGGCTCAACCCTCTTCGATGTTGGACCTCGCGGATACCACGCGGCTGCGAACAATCGAACGAATGCCACTGACTGGGTAACGAAGCAGTTCAGCTCAGCCTATTTCCAAGAGGCGAACGCCACTGGGCGATTCATTCCGCCTCTATCTTCTTCGCTCCTTGGTCAGGGTGAGGCAACAATCTCCTGCTGGGTGTGGTTGGTTTCCACTCCAGCGACAACCGCTGCGATCTATCAGGACACTGCTACTGGGCTCACTGGTGCGAGGTTTGGCCTGCTCTGGGTGAATACTGGAAACATCCAGTTCCAGATGCGTGATCCGTATACTCAGCGATCATTAAGTCCATTGAGTGCTTCAGTCACTACCGACACTTATGGTCGATGGTCTCATTGGTGTGCGACCTACTCAGCAGCACAGGCGACGATCAATCTCTATCGAGATGGAGTCTCCGTCCGCACGGCATCAAATAGCGGCGATGTGATTCGTTCCACATCGGCTTACGGGATCGGCATTGGTGGCCGCATCAGTTCAGCTGCTGCTGAAGCATCGAATGATCTGTATATAGCAGACATCCGACTGTGGAATCGTTCTCTCAGCAGTGAGGAAGTTCGAGAGCTTGGTTCTGGACCTGGGGCAGGCTTCCGCCGCAGGAGCATGCTGTCTCGTGTCGCCATATCGCTAGGCGCAGAGACGATCACAGGCAGTAGTGCAGTAATCACAGATGCAGCGACATCATCCGCGTCTGGCCTGCAAACGATCACAGGGTCGGCATCGGCTTCGACAGACACTTCTGTTTGCTCGGCTTTAGGCCAAGTTCAAGTAGTTGGTTCAGCATCGACGACACTCAGCGATTCCTCTTCTGCTGCCAGTGGTTCGGTCGCTGTAATTGGAACTGCTTCGAGCGTCACTGGCGACTCCAGCTGTTCCTCTGCTGGGATTGTCAGTGTGTCTGGCGCGTCATCAGCGACAACCCACGATGCCACATCGTCAGCTGTAGGCGGATCTGGATTCTTTGGATCTGCATCCCTTCAGCTAGAGCAAGCTGTTTCTCAGTGTGACGCAGTTGTTTCGAGTATTGGATCAGGTGCTGCATCCACTGACTGCCAATGCGGTTCTAGTGGATTGGTCACCGATGTCGGCTCTTCATCGGTAACAACGGAAGACGCGCTGGCTTCAGCGTCCGCATTTGTCGGGCTCATTGGGGCAGGCTCTTCGACGACAGGAGCATCGGGTGCAGCATCTGGTGTTGTCTCTGTCATCGCGGTAGGGCTGGCGACAACTGGCGACTCTATCTCGCAAGCCACAGGCGGAATCCCGACTCAGGGTTCAGTGGCAGTAACACTTGAGTCCGCATACTGCATTAGTGCTGGAGTGGTCAAAGAGATTGATGTTGTGCTGGATGCCTCTGTGGAACTAACAGAGTTGTCGGGAGGTATATCGGTCCCCTCGGTCCAGGGCCGCGTAAGATACGACGTATTGGAGGGTCGCAAGATATGGCCGTAAGGGTGATCTACCAGAATGACACGAGGCACCTGCTGTTGCAAATCGCTGACCCTCGCGATCCATCAGGGATCTACGACTTGTCATTTGCTCAGACAATCGAAGTTGCCATTGGCGATTGCCCAGCAGGTGCTATCCAGACATTTACCTTCCCTGCTGCCGCAGTGACGGTTGGTCCACCAGCCAATGGAGAGGTATCGTTGACGCTGGATCCAGCCCAGACGGCTTTGATCCCCGAGGGGAAGCATGAGCTTCGCATTCGCGTGATAGAAAGCGACGGCGACAGGTACACCGTGTACACCGAAGTTGTGCTTGTGAAGTGCGCGCTTTGAAAGCGTGCAGAATGGGGGGCATCTTGTGACTGCAACTGTCGACACTACGCAGCTAGCCTCGATGCTTGCCCAGGCCAGTACGATTGGTTGGGGGCGAGTCGCCATGGGGGAGAACTTCCACGCCTACCCGTGGCTGCGTGTGCTTGAACACAAGTACTTGCTGCCACTTGAGTTAGGGCAAATCAAAAGGCTGGCTATCTCTGCTCCAAGCCAGCATGGGAAATCCACGGTTGCCGCGAATCTATTTGCCAGCAGGTACTTGGCGAAGAATCCAGACAAGCATGTGACCATCGTTTCTTACGGTGATGACCGCGCACAAAACATTGGATCGCAATGCCGCGACCTGCTTACCGAGCATGGGCATCTGTTCAACGTCGAGGTTGATAAGGGCAATCGCTCGAAGGTCCATTGGTTCTTGCACGGCCACCGTGGCAGCATGCGTTCGGTTGGCTGGGGCTCTCCACTCACGGGTTTCCCATCAGACCTCTTGGTGATCGACGACATCTGCAAGTCGATGGAAGAAGCATTGTCCTCCACCTTCCAGGCGAAGTGGATGCAGTTCTGGCAGGCCGTTGCCAGTCAGCGTCTCTCGAAGGATGCGAGGGTCTTGCTGATTGGAACCAGGTGGTCGCCAGACGATCTGATCGGTCAGATCCTTAGGGAGAAGCGCACCTACGGCCCGCAGTGGAGTGAGGCGGTCTTCAAGGCTATCGCCACCGAGGACGAGGTCGACCACAAGGGAGAAGTCTGGAGGAAGGATGGCGATCCCCTCTGTGCAGACCTGCACCCCATCGAGCAGCTGCTGGAGGCCAAGCACACGTTCCCCAGGCATATCTGGGAGACGATGTACCAGGGCAACCCGGTCACGCCCGATGGAAACCTGTGGGACGGCAATCTGTTTGTGGACACGGACGAGCATCCTATGTGGTGCGATGAGTTGCCATCCGACATCCTCTATTGCACCATCGCGGTCGACCATGCTCTGGGTCGCGACCTGAAGAACTCCGACTACTCGGCCATCGTGGCACTGGCTGTGAGCAAAACTTCCGAGCGTCTTTATGTTAAGGCATCTCTGGAACGCACGGGACCGGACCAGACCATCGATAGGCTAATCGATTTCATCCGAGACCTGCCGGTGCAGCCCGACATCATCGGATCGGACGCGAACCAGTTCCAGAGCTTTATCGTCAACATCGCAGCGGATCGCCTTCAGGATGCGGGCATTGTCACCCCAATTGTCCCCATTGAAGAAGATATGCGTGTAAACAAAGAGAATCGAATTATGGAGCTGGACGGTTCTGTCCGGCACCAGGATTTCCTATTCGTCCGTGACAAGGGGACGGAAATCCTTGTATCCCAGCTGAAGGCATTCCCCCACGGGCGACATGATGACGGGCCTGATGCCCTGCACATGGCAGCCAAGATGATGAGGATGATCGCGGAATGATTGACGAATCTGTAAGCGGTGAACTCCAGATCATGGAGCAGTTGTCCAATCGCCTGGGCGGGTTGACTAGAGAGGCCATGTGCCAGTCAGGCTGGAACGGCTTTGGCACGTTCGGCTACTGGGACGACAGTGGCAAACGGCTGCCATACTACGACTCGACCAGCATGGACCACATGTACCGTGTTGGCTTCGAGCTGTGGCGGTTCCCGATCATCAAGGCCATGATCGAGCATCTGATCAGTTATTGCGTGGCGAAGGGCCATAAGTACATCCCCCAGCGAAAGACGGGGAAGTCAGTGACCCAAAGCACACTGACTCGGATCGAGGGTGCCATCGAAGACATCATGGAGGAGGTGGACCTGGGCAACGCCACGGGTTGGTACTTGCTCCAAGAGGAGACCGTCCGCCGCCATTACCGGGACGGCCAGTGGTTCCGCAAGTTCGGTTTCTACGCTGACGGCAGGCTCTGGGTCCGGTTCATCGAGCCCATGGACATCAGGCCACCATCCTTCTTGCCGACCTCCGTTTCCAGCACTGGCCCTGTCGATCAGGTGCGACTGGTCAATATCTCGGGCCAGGTGGTCCCGGTCGTTGGCAGCACCGTCTGGCTGGGCGAGTTCGGGGTTGTCACCGATCTCAACGATGCCTGCAACATCATTGGCTACTGGAGGAGACGCATTCGCCAAAATGGCGAACTGGGAAAAGTTTCCGAGTATTTTTTCGAGCCTGCCTTAAACATCCAGTCTGGCAAGGCTGGGGTGGACATGAACGACCCCCGAGGGGTGCCTGCCTTCTATGATGTGTACTGCCATTGTAAGCAGTTGGAGGAGGTTATTAATGCCATGGTGGAGCTGGCGATCACCCAGTCCAGCTTCGCTGCGGTGTACACCCACAAGGCTGCGACCACTGCGGATGCACTGCGGAACATCGCCAAGCAGACCCAGAAGATGGTCCAAGAGAACGACGGCAGGCCCAATCCTGGGCAGATCGTGCATGTGAAGGGAGCCGAGTTGGAGCTTCCCGGCATGAACGTCCGTGCCACTCAATACGTTGAATTGATCCAGTCGCTTCAGAGAATTCTGGGAAATATTTATGGAATCCCAGAATTTATGGCGACTGGTGACGCAAATACCGGGAATCGCTCATCGCTGATTGCAGCCGAAGGTCCGTTCGCTTTGCGTGTTCAGCGAGAGCAGAAGAACCAGTCCGCCCATGATGTTGACCTGATGTGGCAGGCAGTTGCGAGGAAGCTGGGGTGGACGCAGTCCAAGCTGGCATCTGTCCAGTTGAGTGTCCGCATACGGGCAGAGTACCCGACCGCAGCCATCCGCGATTGGGCCAAGGAGATGAACGTCATGTTGGAGCTGTACAAGGAAGGCGTTGTGTCTGCTCAGCAGATCAATCGACGCATGGATGTTGATGACGAGCAAATGGTCTATGAGTTGAAAGTTCGAGAAGCAACTCCCACGAGGACTCCGCAGCCTGCTGAGCCAAATAATCCGCAGTAAGGCTGTAAATGGAATTTAGCAGGGAAGCTAACAGCCTTTTTAAAATACTGGAGTGCCATGAAACCAGAACGACTTGTCGAGCAATTCGACTTTCGCGGATCAACAGTAGACCGCGAAAACTGGGTGATTAAGGGTGTAAAAGTCCTTGGTCGCACGAGTCGCAATGGCCGCATCTACGAGGACTCGGCCATCCGAGACTCATCGCTGCTGTGCGAGAACTTGCCAGTTACGGTTCGTGGTGGACACAACCGTAATGACAGGGACTACCACAGCCAGAACGGCCAGCTGCGTAACGGCGAAGCCCGCAATCTTGGCACTGAGAAGGCAGCCAGTTATTACGACTGGCACCTCAATCCTGCGGACGAACTTACGGAGAAGATCTGCTACGACGCAGAGAACTTCCCCGAGAACGTCCCGCTCTCCCACGAGGTGAGCGTGTACCAGGGTGAAATGGACGAGCAAGGCGTTCTTCATGTTGAACGCCTGATTGAAGTCGACGGGGTCGCCGCTGTCTATCGAGGCGGGACGAACCGCTCACTGTTTGAATCGGAGACAGAAACGATGGATCTCAAGACCCTCAAGACGCAGCATGCCGAATTGATCGAGCAGTTGCGTACCGAAATCCTCGCCGAGGATACGGTAAAGAGCGAACTGGTCGAAGCGCAGAAGCAACTCGCCAAGGCCGTCGCGGAGAAGGAATCTCTACTGGAGAAGCTCAATGAAGCAGAGTCGACGCTTTCCGAGTATCGGGCCGTGGAAGAACGTGCGGCGAAAGGCCGTGTCATCCAAGAAACGGCGAAAGAAGTCCTAGGCAGCGGCATCAGCGACAAGCTGGTAGAGAGCCTGCTGCCGTTGGCGGATGAACAGATTCGAGAAGTCCTGGCTGAGATCAAGGCGAGCAAGGCCAATGTCAGCCAGCCGGAATCCGTGGCCTCTGCACCCGACAGCACGAGTGGCGCAGCCTACGCCAGCGGTTCTGCCCCCATTAACAAGATCGGTTTCCAGAACCGCTTCTAAGGAGTTTTGAAATGGCTTGCACTGCTACGAGTTCGGTAAACGTCGGACTGCGACGTAAATACGACCACGCCTACCTCGAACTGCCCGTGGACCCGGAATGGGGCATTCCCGTTCCGAACTGCTGGGTCTACCTCGACACGGTGACCAACTACATCCGCCCGTTCTCCTCGACCGATGAGGTGACGGACATCACGAACAGCCCCGTAAAGGGCGTCGTTCAGGACTTCGTTCGACCCGGTGTGGATCGCGTGCTGGCCGTCTGGACCTGCGGCGTGTTCCAGTTCAACATCTCGGCGGCTACTGAAGTCGTTGGCGGCGTCACTGGATTCATTCCGTATCTGGACGGAGCTGCCGTGAGCAACACCAAGTTCGCCCCAGCTGGCGAAGGTGACACTGCGATCTTGACGGCCATCCAGCATGGTCCGTGCATCTGCCAGTCGCAGTACTCGGATGCTTGCCAAACCGCAGGCGATGTTGCCTCGGAGAGTCCAACTACCCCACTCGCCATTGCCAACGTGACGAACGCGGTCGGCAAATTCTGCCTCTAGGAGTACAGCATGTCCAAAACGAACATCAACGACTTTTTGGTCGAAGGTTACCGGAGTGCTGCTCCGAACGGCACGGTGACCAGTCAAGAGCGTCTTCAGGAAGTTTTCCGCGATGTGGACAACCGTGCGTTGGACCGCGAACTGGACTTTCAGGAGCTTGACTACAAGCACCTCTTCGAGCGGATCATGCCGAAGCAGGTCTTCGATCTGTTCAACTCCTCTGGTCGCATCCAGAGCAAGGAGCAGCTGAAGCCCCTGAAGGAATCGGCGGAAGCCGCCATCAAGGCGAGCTACTTCGACCAGTTCCTCGACCGCTGCGTCACCCGTCAGCTGTTGCAGTTCACCTGCGACATGGCCCCCACGCTGCTGCGTGGTCTGGTCACGCGGGTGGATGCACCCTGCTCCAGCTACAACGACCGCAAGCTCTGCGAGTTCCCCATGGATCCCCCGCCGGATCTGTGCGGAAAGTCGGAGGAGGATGAGGAGCCAGCACGGTTCTACCAGCTGGGTCGCCAGCGTTGCTGGACGATGCCGAAGCCTAACTACGTCAGCTTCAGCTTCGCTCTCCATCGCAACTTGGTGTGCGTGGATCCCACGGGTGAAGTTCGTCGACAGATCGAGCAGCGTGTGCGCTGGTTCGATGTCATCGACGAGAAGAATGCCGCTCGCCTGATGTTCGACATCAAGGGTGCTGGCATGTGTCAGTATCCCTACAGCTACGACGGTACGACCTACTCGTCTGGCTACAAGGGTGCTTCTGCTGGAGCCCCGTGGGCGAACGTCATCGAGGACGCTGGCCTGAAGCTCAGTGGCTGCTCGGAGGCTCCGCTGTGTGCGATTGAGCAGGTCTACGAGGACATGCGTGACCCGTACAACTGCTTCCCGCTTGACTGCGGAAACGGTTACCAGGTGATGCTGACCCGCGACTGCCAGAAGTATCCGTACCTGGATATGATCGCACCGAAGTCGGTGACTCACACGTTGTCTGGTCAGAACTGCGAAGCCGCTCAGGTGACGGATCGCACGGCCCGTGACGGCTGGACGACTAGCCCGCTGATGAGTCGCTGGGTGTATGACGAGCTGGTGAAGTTCTACAAGAGCGGAGCCTACGTCGACCTGGGTGGAACTACCCGCACCTACAACGACGCCCAGGCTGCCTACGCCGCGACGAACACCTATCTGGTGTCCAAGTCGATGGCAGAGACGTTCGGCTTCATGGTCGACTTCGATGTCACGACCCGTGAACTGTCGGGTACGGACACTTGGCAGTACTTCGACCGGGGCGTCACCTGGATGCGTCGGTATGAGCGGAAGGCCAGCTACATGTGGCTTCGTCCCTGGATGACGCTGCTTGTTCGTGCCTTCCCGACTTTCGATCCTCTGGACTAATTCCTTCAGAAAGTGGGGTGATGGATGGAAGAGTTTCAGATTCGTCGTGGACCCGGTCGTCCGCCAAAGCAGGTTTCGGAATCAGCACCGAAGCCTGCGGCTGACGGGGAGTCCACGGCGACGGTCGTGGGGCAGAAGCCTGCTCCGCAGCCAGTTGTCCGCAGCGATGGCAATGAGGCGTTGCAGTCCAGGCTTCGTTCGATGGAGCTTCAGCTTCAGGCGATTTCTGGAAGGCGTGAGAGTCGAGACGAGGTCTTTGATAAGGCACGAGAGATCGTTGACCGAATCAAGGGGGCTCGTCTCAAGTCAGGTGCCAATCAGTGGCGAGTCCATAACTCTCGCTACCGAGATGCGGCTGGTGATCCCGTGACGCATGAGTTCTGGTCTGATGCATCGGACCCGGAGTCTGCACGAGCGGACTACAATCGCCGCAATGGCCGTTACTGGTCGCCCGATGAGGGTGACGATCCGCTGAAGTTCGAGTTGATCGTGGAGCAGTAATGGCAAACGTCAAGCCGACTAGCAAGAAGTTTTCGCCTCTCGACCCTGATGTGAACTCAATCCCGGTTGGAGACTCTCTGCCTCCGGGTAAGTTTTCAGATGGTGCGCAGTTCTTTCACAAGGACAATAGCATCCTTTACGTCTACGCAGACGGTGGGTGGCAGGCGACAACTGGTGCAGGAGGAGTGGTGGATGAGTTCATCGCTCTCTCCGACACACCTGGCAGCTACGTTGGTTCTGGCGAACTTTGGGTAACCGTCAAGGCAGATGCCTCTGGCGTTGAGTTTGTAAGCCCCGCCTCGGCTACCTCTCGCCTAGCCGTGATGACGGGTGCAACCGCTGGTGCGGCTGGGACCAAGGGAATGGTTCCGCCCCCGGCGGCGGGTTTTCAAGGTCGCTTCCTTCGTGGCGATGCATCGTGGCAGAATGTTGTTACCAGCGAGGTGGAAGTCACCCGTGGCTTCGGACCTCCGACTGGCCTGCCCAGCAGCACGAACGATCTGTATGTGGACCTGAACAGCAGTTCGATCTGGTATTCGACCGGATCGCTGTGGGAAAAGATATCTGTACCGAACGTCGCAGATGTCTACGCCACCATGCCTGCTGGGTATCCAGCCAATCCTTCTTCGCCAACGCCAGCTGAGGCACAGGCTTACGCTGCTTCTCTCGGTCTGATTGGCCCGACCATTGTGTCTTATGCGGGTGGTGGTAGCACCACAGACCCAGCATTCGCATGGTTCATCGACTCTGTGGGATCTGCGGTTTGCATCCGCGACCTGACAGCACAGAAGGGTGACACGGGTGCCGCAGGTCCACCAGGGCCAGCAGGCGTGGTTTGGAAGGGCAACTGGTCCTCATCTACCAGCTATGTCGCCAATGACGCCGTTCTCTATCAGGGAACTTCGTGGCGTGCCTTGCAGTCTCACACCAACCAGACTCCTGTTGCCGGTGCCTACTGGGCTGTGCTTGCCCAGAAGGGTGCGGATGGCGGACTCTCTGATGGAGACAAGGGTGACATATCCGTCACTTCGAGCGGCAGCGTCTGGACGGTCGATGCGAACACTGTCACCTACTCCAAGATGCAGGATGTCTCCGCAGCATCCCGGTTGCTTGGCCGTGGCTCAACGGGAGCTGGTGACCCGCAGGAGATCAGCCTTGGCACTGGCCTGACCATGACCGGGACAACGGTCAGCGTCAACGGCACGATACCGGACAACGACTACGGCGACATTCAGGTTACTGGTGGCGTGTGGAAGGTCGATGATGACGCAGACATTCAGCTCAGGTCTGCGTTGCTTGGTTCGACCAGTGGCGGTGGCGCTGGACTCCACAGCGCACAAGCTAACCTGCTTGAGGTGCGAAGCGGTGCAGCTCCCAATAAGCTGGCCGTGTACAACGCATATCAGTCGCCAACAAATCACGAGCGAATTCTGATTGGGTGGTCTGGGAACATAGGCTGCATTGCCACCGAGAAGGGATCTTCTGGCGGTGCGGCTCGTTCCATCTCGATTGCGACTGATGGCACAGAGCGGATCAATGTTGGTGCCAACGGATTCATTCGATTCAATCAAGCGTACACCTTCCCAAATACGGTTGGTACTTTGGGTCAGGTGCTGGGAGTAGGCACTGGCTCCGTGCTGGAGTGGTTTACTCCATCGGGTTCACAGCCATCAGTATCGAACCCGAAGATGGTAACCAGCACGCCGCATGGGTTTACAGCCGCGAGCATTGGCTATCCGCTGTTTGCTGCGACAACTTATGTGGACACTGATCCCGAGCAGTGGCCTACTGGCATCTTCGATGAGTACATCAACTCCACTTCGTTCCGATATGCAACCGAGGGCTCTTCCCTGGACATTGCATCCAGTCTGTTCGAGGTTGGATACAGCATTGACGCAGGCGGGCGTTTTGTGTTTTGGGACTATTCAGTTCAGATCTATAAGGCCGAGAAACCCGTCGACTCGGATCCTAGGCTTGGGCCATTGCTGATGGTGAACTACCTGGAGTCTGGCAAGTTCAACTGCACCGTACTCGGATTGGGGCCAAGCTCATGGTAGCGAAGATCAAGACCACCAAGGACAATGTGATCTCGGTTGTCGGAACTGGAAACGCAGAAATCGACAACATGCGATTTGCGCTTGCTGTGTCCGCAGCTAATGCGTTTTATTCCAGCACTGGCAGGCCAGCAACGATCCTAATTGATCGTGAAGTTCACATCATTGGTGAGCATATATTCACCAGCCCGACTGGCCTCGAATGCACCAAGGGAAGCTGGCTGGTCCGCGACGATTCTACCGCAAAGGTTTCTTACAATACGTCCCAGTCTGCCGCGTTCTCCTATTCTTCGGCAGCCTATGGTGAGATGACTGACACGGCAGCAGGTGCTGCTGTTATCAGCCTTCCTTACGAATACCAGTTGGCAGCTGGCGATTGGGTTTTGATCTACGGGTTCAACCAGATCAGCGACATCACGCCACACTCTACGGGAACGAAGAGCTTCCCCATGGAGCTACAGCGTATCAACCGTAGAGCGTCCACGGGAGCGTGCAACGGTACTGGGACTCGGTGCGACTATGTCTTTGACGACTTCCTCGACGAGGTCTACCAGACGGTAACCAGTGGTGGCGTCACCAAGGCACCAAGAGTCGCCGTGCTACCGAACATGATGAGTGGCATTCGGATCAGGAACTTCAACTACCGAATGAAGGATGCTGCCTACAGTGCCAGCACCGCTCCGTCCGTTTACATGTCGGCTCTGTATTTTGAGCGATGCCATGATATCGAATTGAGCAATTGCTCTTTCGGCGAGTGGCACCCAGGGACAATGGGGTTCAAGTACTGCGCCAATGTTCGTCGCCATGGCTGTAACTGGTCGTCTGTTGAGAACTTCGAGTACGACTCGGAGACTGGGGTTGTCTACGGAATTCTGGATTCTGTCTGCAATGGCATGGATATCCAGAACTGCACGTTCGGTGGAATGAGGCACGCTTACACGACAGGCGGAACGGCGGCAGCTTCAATTCACAGCCCATCAACGTCAGATCGCGTTGGCACCGTAAAGAGCGTCCTGATCCAGGGCAACCGCTTTGGGAATAATGGTCGGCTTTCTGGATCCACGCTTTCCGGCATGGCGATGGTCAACCCTCACTGCGAGGGAAGGCGGATTGTTATCAGCGACAACCAATTCAATGTGCCTGGAGAGCAGAGCGTCAGGAACATTGGGATCACCGTCAGGTACAGAGACGCTGTCATTCGCAACAACACTTTCAACTGCGGGCCAGCGGCTGCTCCGTTGATGATCTACGGAACGAGGGCTACCGTCGCCAACAACACCTTCAACGGCGGCCTTTACTGCTCTGTGAATTCCCTTAACAGCTTTGTGAACATTGACAAGGTTCGGTTCGCCAACAACACGTTCCGAAACTTCGTGTCACCAGCAATTCATATCACGACTGGCACCGACCACGAGATCGTCGGCAACACGTTCGACAACTGCGGCTACCAGTTGGTGACGGGATACAAGAAGGCTGCGATTGAGGTTGCCTCCCTGACGGCTGGTGGAAGCATCCGCATCAAGGATAATTCGATTGCTAAGTACTCGAATGACTTTGCAATCCACACTGGGAGCCTGCTGCCGTCACAGGTCATCCTCGATGGCAACCTTTGCAGCGGATATGGCGGCTTGTCCTTGGGGCTTGATCGGTCCTTGGCGAACACCGCTGAGATTGAGATGCTGTCCCTTCCCAGGAACAACGGTTCGATCAAGGCCGTGGTTATCCAGCAGCCGGGCCATGCCTTGACTGCGTCGAATGTTGGAATGCCGATCACTGGAAGCCACGCTGTTTACAACGATGTGACGGCTGGATTCGGAGTCATTGGCGTGATGGCTGACCGAATCGATTCGGGCCACTACATCTTGTACCTGCCTAACGAGCCGTTCTTGCTGCCAGCCTCATTCATGGCGACGGGCTATTCGTTCCCGGCATCGGGCCGAGACCTCTACTGGGACCAGTCCCAGCTTAAGTATGTGGCTACCAAGCCCGCTGACTCGGCCAGCGATGCGGTCCCGGTCCTGCGAGTCCATGCATCGAAGCCAAGCGGCCTGCTGGTGAGCATGATCCAGTTTTCGCCTCCGGCTTCGTCTGCTCCAGTCACGGAATCAATTGGGCTGGCTGTGTCTGACGAAACAACCAACCTGACGGTGGGGACCGGCAAGCTGACTTTCCGCATGCCGTTTCCCATGTTCGTCACAGGCGTGCGCGGTTCAGTCAATACGGCACCGACTGGCTCAACGATCATCGTCGATGTGAATGAAGACGGTGTGACGCTGTTCTCAACGCGACTCTCCATTGACGCAGGCGAGAAAAGTAGCACCACGGCGGCTTCACAGGCGGTAATCACCAACGGACTGCTTGCCGAGGACGCAGAGATCACGGTGGACATTGATCAGGTGGGAAGCACTGTGCCAGGGAAGGGTCTCAAGCTCTGGCTGCAAGGCATCCGCTTATGATCATTGGATCCCGTGCTGGCCGTGCCAAGTCGGGCGTGAACCTTGTGTCCCCGTGGTACTACGCCACGGAGCATGCGTTCTTGGATCGTTTCAAGGTCAGCTCCAACAGCTGGATCTCCACCATCAACTTTGGCTGGAACAACGGGCCAGCGATCACGGTCGACGCCAATGGATACCCGAACAATATCGACCTCACATTGAACGCCCACAACGCAAGCGTAGTGGTTGGGCTGTCCAGCCAGTTTCCCAGCGGGACATCGTTCGAGATCACCTGGACAGGTGACTCAGCGGGCGTCACCTCGGACGGCGGGACTGCCGCTGGAAACAAGATCACGTTTCAACGAAGCACCTCTCAGTACGCGAATCAGCTCATTCGCATATGGCGCAATGGCATCAGCAACCTACAGCTGCGTCGGGTAGGTGATCCCACGACAGGGATATTCACGCCGGAGTGGGTGACGCGAAACAAGCGTTACTCGGTGCTGCGGTTTATGGGCTGGACGAAGACGAATGATGCAAGGGCAGCTTACCCCGTGCTGTGGTCGAGTCGTGCCTTGACGACGCACCGGACGTACGACACGGCTAACGGCGTGCCTTGGGAAACTTGCATCCAGGCATGCAACGAGACAGGTAGTGGTGGATGGTTCTGCGTACCGCATGGGGCGGACGACAACTACGTTACCTCGCTCGCAACATTGATCCGCGATACCAGGGTGGGCAACTGGCCTGTCTACATCGAGCATAGCAACGAGGTCTGGAACAACATCTTTCCTCAATACGCCTACTGCGATGCCCAAGCTGGCGACTACCTCGACTACCACATTCTTCGGACCAAGCAGATCGGAACATTGATGCGAGCGACCGGCCTCGATATCAATCTGGTTCTGGGCCTGTGGTCCGCCAATGCCTACCAAGCAGAGCAGAAGTTGCGTGATGGCGTAACGCTGGCAGGACACGAGGGCATCGACTGCTTCGCCATTGCCCCTTACTTCGGCAATCAGATCTCCGAGGCACAGAATACGCAGATCCTGTCTGGTGGCGTGACCACTTGCGCACAGATCTGTAGCGATCACATCGCAGGGAATGTGCGGGACTGGATCATTCGCCACAAGCAGTTGGCAGACGACTGCGGCAAAAGGCTGGTGGGCTACGAGGGGGGGCAGCATTTGCAGGTCTTCGCCAATGCACCGCTCACAGCGATCTACACCGACACCAACCGCAACACGGTGATGCACGACCTCTATCAGACGTACCTGGAGCAGTGGGACCAGCTGACGAACGGTGCGTTAATGTGCCTGTTCGAGGATGTGTACCCGTGCCAGGAGAGCGGCAACTGGGGCCTTCAGGAATACGCAGGAGAGTCAACCACGACGGCCCACAAGCTGCGTTCGTGGCTGACCTTCCTGACAAATAACAAGCAATAGTCACTTTACACAGGGAGTTGGGGTATGCGTGAACTGATCATTGTTCTTCGTGAATTGCTGTCCAAGTCGAAGGATGGGACTGCCACGTTTCTCGATTGGCTGCGAGCCCTGGACGCGGTGATTCATCTGGTGATGGATTCGCAGATGGGGTTCGGTCAGTCCATGGACGAGGACGAGGAAGAGGAACTTCGCCACATTGCTGGTGAACTCACTGGAGAGCCTACAGGTGGCATGGAGATGGGCATTGCCGGGAGCATCCTGCTGAACCTGCTGCTGAAGTACCTGCTCAATCAGGTTTCCAAGAGGGCTAATGGGGAGGCCGTGGACGATGAATCCGCATAGAGCAATTCTGGTTCTGTTATCATGCGTCTCCGCATTGGCGGTCACGTTCGTGGGTGGGGCAGCCCAGGTACAACAGCAGGTTGCCGTGAATACCAACTCCACTACCCATGTGCAGGTCGCCCCTGCTGCGTCCCCAGGGTCTGACATCACCTGGGAGATACGCGATCCCGTGGGCCACCCCTTCCTTGCCAGCAAGGACAATCGTTCGATTGTTTTCTTTACCGAGGGTCTGTCGAGGATCGTCGTTGTCTGCGATGTCATCGACTGGGATCTACGAAAGCGTGACCGTGTCGAGACGATTGTCACCCCTGGGTCTGATCCTAAGCCAGTGGACCCGGTGAAGCCCGTGCCAGCCCCCAGGCCAAATGGCTTTGCTGGGGAAGTCTACGACCAAGCGGTGCCGGTTAAACGGCCCGTGGACTCGATCAGGCTGTCCGATAACTACGAGAACGTATCGGCCCAGATAGCTGCCGGGGGAATAACCACACTGGAGCAGGCCAACGAGGAGATCGCTCGTCAGAATAAGAGCCTTAACCTTGGGCCTGAGTGGAAGCCGTTCGGTACCTGGATCGGCTCGCAGTTTGATCAACTGGTGGATGAGCTATCCGAGGCTCGCGACATGATGCACAAGGCTTCCGTTGGCTTGGGCGCAGCTGGGGGTAGGAAATGAGTGAGAACTTGGGTTGGATTCCACCAAGCGAGCGAGACCTGACTCAACGCCGGATGACCCTGGCGTTTGATCGGGAAACGCCTGCCTTCGGTGAGGCCAACCCTTTCCTCATGGAGTTGCCCAAGGAGGCACTGCTCTACAGCCTGGAGATTAAATCTACGGGCAATCTCCTGCCGCGTTACTACCAGTTAAGTGGATCGTGTGTCGGCTTCGCTGGTGCCAGAGCCTACTGCTTGGCCCAGTGTGGAGATGTCGTCCACCGTGGTGACAGGGAAGAGATCAAGCTGGTGCATCCACTGCCCACTTACGGCAAGGGTCGCCAGCTGGCTGGATATCGCAGCAAGGGGGAAGGCAGTTTCGGTGCAGCACAGGCAAGGGCCGTCAAAGAATGGGGCATGCTGGCCATTGATGACCCACGCCTTCCGAAGGCTACGCTGACCGATGGATGGCTCAAGTGGTCGTCCAAGACGGAGATCGACTGGAGCTACTCTCCGCAGTGGCCCGTGAAAGAGTCGGCTCTGTCTGAGGATGCCAGGAATCACATTATTCATTCCGTCTCCAGGGTACGGACGCTCTTGGAGTTGAAGCAGGGCCTAGCCCAGGGTTATGCAGGGACGATGGCTTGCATGTTCGGATCGAAGAACATGCGGGTAAGAGATGGCTATCTCATCGCACCCTGGGATACACGCTGGGCGCATCAGCAAACCATTGCTGGCTATACGGAGCATCCCGTGCATGGCGACCTTTTCGCGATAGACAATCAGTGGAACAAGAACGCCCACCCATTGTGTCCAAAGCTGTCAAGCATCGGCTCCGGCGTGAACGGTAGCTACTGGGTGACTGGCGACACGATGAAGCAGATACTCGCGAGCGAAGACTCTGAGGTGTTCCTGCATAGCAATACCGCTGGCTTCCCTGCACGCAAGATCAGTTGGGGCAACATGGGGATCGGAGAATAACATGAGCTGTAAGATCACAGCGGATTGCGTCTGCGGCCTGGAAGAATTCGTCCTCGACGTAGTCGCTGGTGGAGGGGGGGGCGGTGGTGGAGAATGCAACCTCACGACCGGTGACAAGGGTGACATCACTGTCAACACGATCAACAGCTGGTCGATTGACAACGGTGTCGTTAGTTACCCCAAGATCCAGAACGTCAACACGGATCGGCTGCTGGGTCGCGTCTCTGCTGGATCTGGCGTTGTTGAAGAGATTCTGTTCACGGACGTAGCGCAGGAACTGCTGACGCAGAACACGATCAACTCGATTCGCACTTACCTTGGCCTGGGAACTTCCAGCACCCAGAACATCAACTACTTTGCACTAGCTGCTCACACGCACGATGCCGCTGACATTGTCTCCGGCACGATGTCGACAGCTAGACTTGGAAGCGGCACTGCGAACAGCACCACCTTCCTTAACGGTGCGAACCAGTGGGTTACGATCAACGCTGCAGCCATCGCGGATGGAGACAAGGGCGATATCGTTGTCAGTGGCTCTGGGGCAACCTGGACCTTTGATCCATCGGTGGTCACTACTTTCGCACGAACGCTGCTGGACGACACCACGGCAGCAGCTGCAAGGGCAACTCTTGGTATTACCGACCTGACGCTGTCTGCGTTTGGTCAGGCGATGATCACCGCAGCGAACTCGGCAGCTGGCACGGCCCTGCTCGACTCGTTTACCTCGACGGCCAAGGGACTTGCCCCTGCCTCTGGTGGTGGGACTGCGAACTACCTGCGTGCAGATGGCACATGGGCCGCACCCACAACCTTCATCGGTCCCGATACCGTCACAACCACGACGATCATCAACGACGCGGTGACCAACGCGAAGCTTGCCGAGATGGCAGCGAACACGATCAAGGGAAACAACACAGCCGCCACGGCTAATCCCTTGGACCTAACCGGCACCCAGGTCACTGCGATGCTGGATGCTTTCAGTACCTCGGCCAAGGGCCTTGCTCCTGCTTCTGGTGGTGGGACTGCGAACTACCTGCGTGCAGATGGCACATGGGCAGCACCTCCTGGTTCGGGCGGAGTCACAGACGGCGACAAGGGTGATATCACTGTCACTTCGTCCGGTGCCACCTGGACGATTGACAATGGCGTGGTGAGCTACGCCAAGATGCAGAACGTGTCGTCGTCTGACAGGCTGCTTGGCCGTGCTTCTGCCGGTGCTGGCGTTGTCCAGGAGATCACCTGCACTAGCCTTGGCCGAAGTATCCTCGACGATACGAGCGTCACTGCTGTCCACACCACGCTGGAATTGAACACCTACTACAGTCAGGTGGGCCATACGCATGACGCTGGTGATGTCACGACTGGCGTATTCAATACAGCTCGCCTCGGCACTGGATCGGCAACGTCCTCGACTTACCTTCGCGGCGATGGCACTTGGGCCACGGTAAGCGGTGGTGGTACGGCGACTCCTGCAGGAAACGACAACGAGATCCAGTTCAACAACAGCGGCGTTCTTGGTGCAGATGCCAACTTCACCTGGGACGGAACTGAGTTGTTCATTGGACGAACTTCAGGGACTCCTGGCCGGATCAGACTGGAGACCGGCACGGGAACCTCTTCGGTCCCACTGAGTGCATCGATATCGCTGCTTCAGACATGGAACTACGGTGCCTCTGCTGCCGTAGCTCCAATTCAGGTGGCAATCACTGACACAGCGTCAGCTGCGGTGAGTAAGGTCCAGACCGTGGCTGTTAGCGGCGTGACGGTCAGCAGCATCCAGAAGGACGGCCTCACTTGGGGTAAGGCTGGCTTCATGACCGACAACGTCAATGCAGCTGGGTTCAGCTACGAGGATGGGACAGGTCTTTTCTGGGACGCCTTGAGCGAGATCGGCCAGAGGGATTACATCTCTGCCCAGAAGTTCTCTGTGTACAACAGGTCGGCACTTAACGCTCCTGGCACCACATACGAACGCGGCGTGCTGGACTGGAAAGGCGAATCTGGTGTATTTAGGGTAGGCACAGAGAAGGGCAGTGGCGTTGGTGTAGTTGCGAGGCCAATGCACTTGATCACTGATGGAACGCAGCGAGTCCGCATTAGCGAGACTGGTGTCGTCAGGTTCAACTCGGCCTACTCGTTCCCTACGGCTCAGGGATCAGCAGGGCAGGTGCTTGTCACTGACGGAGTCACTGGTGGCAATGGTGCATTGACATTCCAGAGCGCAGTGCTGTCATCTGCGTCCACTACTGCCAGCACTTCGATCACCCTGGCTGCCTCGGACAGTGGCAAGGTGATCTTCACTGCCGCTGGCAGTGCCGTGACGGTTACCATTCCTGCTGCTTTGCCAGCTAACTTCAATGTGCGGATCATCCAGGGCGGCAATGGTCAGGTCACTGTGCAGGCTGCGTCTGGTGTGACACTAACCAGCTTGGCTAACAAAGTCGCCAGTGCTGGCCTCAACGGTGTCATGTGGTTGACCGGCATTTCCACGAACTTCTATAACCTCAGCGGCGACCTCGTCTAGGTGGACTGATGCTCTACACGTTGATGGACTTTAGTGACGGTATCGTCCACGATGCGGCCTGGGCCAGCACCCAGCCCAATGGCAGTCGGGTCGTGGTCATTGATGGCAAGGGCGACAGCGTCCGTGATCAGTTCAGCATCGCTGTGGGAGAGGGTCGCAATGGGAGCAATGCCCTTCGGGTCAGGTCCGTACCAACCTCAACTGGCGGAGACAATCTGCCTGGCTTCTGGGTAATTCCGTACATCAAGGCGTCTAATGGGCTTATGAAGCCCAAGGACTCTCGTGGGTACATGGTTCCACCTGGGACTCGCGTGAATCGATTTGGGGCATGGCTGAAGTTTCCAGTTGGATTCCAGCAGGCATACACGACCGCGATTGTCGCAGGCACCAAGTACTTCAATTTCAACATCGGCACTTACCACCATGATCCAGGTCTGATTGACGGACGCGATGTGCAGGAGACTAACAACTGGCACGGGTACTATCAGGTAACTCTCCGGCATGATCTGGCGCAGGGCGACTGGATTCACATGCTGGTCAACGAGATGCCAAGCCATCAGCGTGGTTACGGTCAGTACCGAGTGCCGAATCGTTTCACAGGTTCCGCTGGCGGCATGTGGGATACGCTGACTCGGCTTTACCTGGATACATCGCCATACAAGGGTGATCCCGAAGTCCCGTATCCTGTGGACATGCTTGTCGATTCGATGTACTGCGATTACGTCGACGAGGACATGGGCATCCAGGTGCAGATCGAGAACTTCGAGGACGGCCAGGACTTTACCTGCATCAGCGGTCAGCAATACAACTTGACCGTTACGATCACCAATTCGACAGACGCGGCAGTAACTGGGAAGCTGTACTACAGGTCGCACTACAGCATGGGTCCGCAGCTAATAGACGCGGTGACCAGTGCCAATGCCCACAACACCAACGTCACGATTGCACCAAATTCGTCGAAGCTGTTTATTTTCAAGATCACTCCAGCTAGCACCAACAACTACATGACGGGCGTGGTGTTCTCGCCGTCCTCGCAGAACATTGCACCCATGGGTCCGCTCCAGCCCAACCTGAGCGACCAGAGAACTGCCGTCAGCATGAATACCTACGGGCAGTACAGCCCATGGGATGGCAAGCTGGCAAGTGCATCCATCAAGACCAGGCCCCAGGCAACTGTGACGCTCCCACTCAAGCCCTGGTCTAGGGGTGGCAAGGTCTACTACGGGGCAGTTGGCGGCAATATCACTGGCACGTTACCGGCAAGCTCCCCTTCTGGCGAGACGATGACGTTCAGCAAGGTCAGTCAGCAGTCGACGGGTGGAAACATCACGATTGAAGCTGACGGGGACTTCACCTTTGTTCCGACAGCTGGATTCGAGGGTGCCTACTTCTTCCGCTATGTGATCAACGATGGCTACCAGGACTCCAATATCTTTGGTGCTTGGGCATATGCTGGTGAGGACGAAGGTGGTGGTGGTGTTGATCCGCCACCTACTGTGCCGGAAGTCAAGATCCAGATGACGGGTGCCAGCACCATGGGCTTCGCCGATGGCAAGTTGCTGGTAAGGTAAAGTGTGTTAACATGGTTTGAGTTCGCAGAGGAATTGCGGCTTTCTTTGAAGGGAAGCTACTGCTTGGACTCAGCATAAGGAGCTACACATGCGAGTCGCTTTGATGGCCTTGGTTCTGTTGGCGTGTTCGTCGGTCACTGAGGCTGGTCTGATCTTCCACCGTGGAAGCAAGACGGTCGTCCGTTCTAGCAAGGCTGGTGTCCGCGTTGTCTGCCGCAGTGGTGCTTGCCAGGTGCGATAGTGTCTGCGTACTACTACTGCAAGCTGTGCGACATCCGCTGGAGGGGCGACTGCTGGTGCGAGAACTGTGGGAAGGTATCCAAGGCGGATACCAGCCACTACAGGACTTCCAACGAGGAGTCGGCCATGCCAACGGAGAAGTGGACGAAGCATGAGCATGGGCAGAAGGCGAAGTACAGCCAGATTAAGCGTGGCAAGTACCGTCGATGATTTCCCCTGGCGTCTGGGCCACCGTCTTGAGCCCCACCAAGCGGTGGTCTGGACGCCTTTAAGGTGACATATGGCAGACTGCGAACCGAATTGCCCTGACTGTGAAGGTGTCGTCGACTGCGAGCGTGCCAAGCAGTTGCGATGCAAGGTGATGGCCCAGATCGAGGCTTTGCTTTGCGCTCCAAGTGGTCCGATTGAGATCGAGGGAGTCAAGTATGAGAGTAAGGGTTCAGCCCTGGCTTATCTTCGCGAGTTAATGGATTGGACCTACCTGATCTGTGAAAGGTCCATGGAGGAGGATGGCCCGATTATTGAGTGGGTTGGCCCCCAGCCGTGCGGCGGTGGAGATTGCTGCCAATGATGCCAGCGTCCGCCGTCACCCTGCTAGACTGCTCTGGTGCATCCCATGAGGTCTGTGCCTACGTTGCTGCGGTGACGGCTGGGATGTCGGATGATGGCAGTACCATGATCGCCAAGGTGACGGCGGTGGTTACGGGGGACATTGGATTCCAGGCCAGGACGCTGGTGTTCGACGAGACTGAGTACACGGTATTCGCTACCAAGCAGGTTCCCTCAGCATGCACTACCAAGGTGGAGGCGTTCAGGGTCATGCTCAGGGGATGTGATGTCTGTGATGGGGTCGCCAAGACGCTGGCTGTACCAGAGAGCTGTGACGAGGATAGCACTGATGCCTACGGTGCGCTTGCAGTGAGGTTCTCTGCTCGCCACATATCTACGGACTCTCGCCGCCGAGGGGATATCGTGAGTCACACCGAAAGCTACGAGCTGATGTTCGAGGGGAGCCCTGAGTTGACGACGGACATGGTCATTGAGGGCTGTGGTAAGCTGTACAAGATTCGCGAGATTAGGTCGCAGTCGGACATTCGCAGGCCGATGCGTGTTCTGGCGGAGGTATCCACCCGTCCGAGGGCTGACATCCGATGATCAGGGACAGAACCGACCAGATGCTCAAGCGTGCCACTGACAAGCTAATGAACGGCATCGAGTCCGCCATGGCGAGGCATGCAGATGTTCTCCGGTATCTTGTGGACACTCCAGTTGATGTCGATGCCAGAGGTAGGGTTATCCGCCGAAGCAGGCCAGGAGAGTACCCTCGCCTGGAGACTGGGCAGTTGCAGAACAACATCGCCTGGGGTGTCGACAGGGACGGGCTGGAGGGCAGGGTTGGAGTGAAGGGATACGGCACTGACGAGCAGTTCCTGCACGCAGACAGGCCGAAGCGTCCGTATAGCTGGGGTCCAGCCGATGAGAATGTAGGTGGGTTGGCCCTGGTGTGGCTGGAGGAGTTCGGGGACCGCCGGGGCATCAAGGCCAGCTGGCATCTCAGGGATTGGATGATAGCCCGACAAATCATCGAGGGGGCCGAAGGGTGAGTTGCTGTTGCGATATCAACACGGAGAGTCCATGCACCATCGATGAGGCTGTTAAAACCATACTCGTCAACGAAGGGGTGCTGGCCTCGATTCATTCGGGAGCCTTGGCCCATCAGGACGAGCAGAACTGGCCTGTCATGGTGTTCGAGATGCTGGAGCCCTCGGTTCCCGTATCCAACGGATGCTGTTGGCAGTCGGATGTTACGCTCCAGCTTCGCGTCTACACCACGACGAAGGTGGCTGGAGTGCAGTTGGCCCAGGAGGTATACGGAATCCTGAAGCCACTGGAGCCCATCCAGAGTCTTGCTGGCAACTTCATCATTTTCAGGCAGACAATTCCGCAGCAGCAGGATCTGCCGGATGGGATTTTTATGACCAGGGTTAACTACCGCCTGGTTGTGTGGACACCTAAGTAAAAGGGAGTTTTGTCATGGCGTGTGGATTATGCCCTGGATATTTCAGTGTCTGGTACTTGAAGGACGTTGGTGAAGGCAGTCCCGACTTCCAGTGGATCCAGATCAGCAACATCGATTCTTGGACGCTGGACGCGAACGTACAGGAGGCTACCAAGAAGCGTACCTCCAGCACGAACGGTCTGGCTGTGAAGTTCTGCGAAGACATCGTGGACTACACCGCATCGGTGACGACCACTGTCTGTGAGACGGACTGGCTGTGGTGCCACATCCTTTCCGATTCTGGCAATAAGAATCAGATGTCAGACACCCGCGAAGGGTGGTGGTTCTTCGGATGGGGCAAGGACGGCACTTCGCCGGAAGCTCCTGATGGATGGACCACCATGGAGATCGCGGCTTGGGAGGTCTGGCGAGCTGGCGGTGCGGAAGCAGGTCCGCATCAGGACAGCGGTGTTTTTGTTTACGGGAAGGTCGTTCCCGGCGGCATTGGCGGCGACAACACGGCAACCGACCCAACGACGGCCACGTTTACAATCAACGTGTCCTTTGGGCCGATCCTGCCTGAAGTGAACGCCAGCTGCGATCTTGTTGCGCCTGAGTAGTAACCTTTTGGGAGTGGGGCTATGAAACCGACTGGTGTTGACTTTGATGTCGTGATTGATGGTGAGAAGCAGACGTACTACATCAAGCCTGATGTGTTCTCTGAGTCCACCATGACGAAGCTGGCCGCTTACGTTAAGGCGAAGCGGTCGGAGACTCGCAGGGAGATGCTCCGTGATATCGCAGATGCTTCCAAGGGATTGCCCGAGGAGGCCATCAAGGCGATGACACAGGAGGTGATCCGCAACGGGTTGGACAACGCCTCTGTGGACTACGAGACAGCCATTCAGGCACTCCAGTCCGCCGATGGCGAGGGTCTGGCTATCGCCCTTGAGATGAATGTCGACGGCATTAGCTCTCGTCATGAAGCTCGCAAGGTGATGTCTGCGTACCCGAACGTGGCAGACTTGATGGCGAAGGTCGTGCAAGCTGGCATGACTGCCCTGGAAGCTGCGCAGGAGTATGACCCCAAAACCGGCCTGGGAAACTGATCCCGCCCCGTGGTGATGGCGTGAAGTCCATGTCACGGGAGGAGGGAGACGTATCCCTCGCAAGGGAATACCACCTGTCACTGGACCAGATACGCGGGCTGAACCAGTACGACAAGCGATTGATGATGGGCTGGGTTCCCTTCAATCGAGAGCTTGCCGAAAAAGCTGCGGCTGACCATGTCTCTGGAATGATGGCATTGGTCAAACGCCACGGGGTCAAGCATGGCTGAAGAATTTGATCTGATCAGTGCGTTCATCTCTGTCTCGATACGCAAGCAGAGTCTTGAACAGGTCGAATCGCAGATCAAAGGAATAGCCGAAAGGCTGAAGTCTATCAAGGCGTCCGTTGGGTTACGCCTTGTTGGTCGCCAGGATTTTCGCAAGGAGCTTAAGGCATTCCTTGACAAGCTCCCGAAGGGCAAGGTCAAGGTCACGCCAGTCATCGACGGAAAGAAAGAATTCAATGATGCCTTCAGGAAGCTAAAGAAAGATGCTGGCGACAAGCCGATCAAGGCCACCGTCAAGATCGAGACTGGCGGTGCTGAGAAGGCGATCAATCAGCTAGTCGGTAAAGCCAAAGTCATTGCTACTGCCGCACGGCGTGCTGGCGAGGACATCGACAAACTCAATCGAGAGATTGAGCGATGGGGTAGGATTCGCGGCAGGTCTGCTGAAGCCGAGACTCTTCTCGGAATTACTGGCAAGCCAAACTTCGGCAGCATGAAGCAGATCGAAGAAGTCAAAGCGCGAATGCGCTACTATGACAGTCTTCGTAGTCAGGCCGAAAGAATTTCTGAGCTAACTGCTGACATCCAAGACTGGGGAACTGGTCAGGGCAGGGCGCAGAAGGCTCAGGAACTTATCTCTAGGGTCGGAGCAAAGGGCTTCGGTTCCAGCGGTGACTTCCGTGCGATACTCCGCGAGATGCGTGCAGTCGACAAGGCGATTGCCAGCACCGAGAGGAAGGCTGAGGCGATCTCGTTTGCCAATAGCTGGGGCAAGGCTACAGGCAATATCGAGGCAGCCAAAAAAGCCATCGCTGATATAGAGTCCAAGGACTTCTTCAGCCAGAGAGATCTTGCTGCGGTTAGGGCGGTCGCCAGGGAGTACGACAAGATCTCCTCTGACGCCGAGAAGATCGCACAGCTGAATGCAAGGATCTCGGAGTTCGGTGAGAAGCCAGGGCGGCAAAAGGTAGCACAGGAGCTGATGACTCGCGTCAATGCTCCTGGGTTTGCCGTGGCAACTCAGTCAAACGCGGTGCTTCGAGACATGCGTGCTGCCGACAGGCAGATTGCCAGCATGTTTCGCCAGAACGAAGCAGCTGCGTACCTGAACAACTGGCAAAGACTGAGTGGCAAGGTCAAAGAGACACAGCAGCTCTTGGAAATGGTGAACCAAACGAAGTTGTTCACCAAGGAAGATTTCGCCGCCATCCGCCAGATGACAAAGGAGATTGATCAGGTATCTGCCGCAGCAGCAAGGGCTCAGGCTGCATTAAACAAGGCCAGCAACCAACTGAAGATCATTTCCAAGCCAGACCCTCGGGCTATGTTCAAGTTTCGCTCTGACTTTGTGCCGATGCAAGACATTCTTGCAAACACAATGGATCTGGATGCGAAGAGGGCGCAGCAGCAGGCCGATGCGGAGAAGCAGCGACAGGACAATCTTAAGCGAACAGCAGCAAGGGCAGCGGCAGAGGGCAGGAAAACCGCTAATGAGTTCAGGGCGCAGAGGGCCAAGCGATCTATTGCACTGCGTGGTGCGTTGTTTGAGGCTGGCTTCGTTGCTGGCCCAGCTGCTGGCATCCTTGGAAACCTTGTCGGCGTCAGAAACCAAACAAGCACTTTCATACAGAACAGCCAGCTTGCCCAGCAGGCAGCGAGTAAGTTCCGAGTAAGCATCGGTGCGCTTGGCGCAACAGCTGGAGTCGCAGCGAGCGTTGTGACAGCTGCTGTTGGTGGAATCGTTGCTGTCTTTGGGCAAGCGTTTTCCGTGATAAGCCAATTCAATCAGCAGGCAATCGCTGGTCTAAAGGGCGCACTGAGTGCAGTGATTGGGCCAGCACTTGCTTTGTTCCAGGCAATTCGCGGAATCGCAACCTACCTCCCGCTGGTGGCAGCTGGTATCGCGGGCTTCGTTGGCGAGACATTGACGAAGGCGACTGTGGAGTTTGACAAGATCCAGTCGCTGTTCAAGTTCACGTTCGCAGGTCAGGCGGCGTCTCAGCTCAATCTGGTTCGTCAGGTGAGCGACTCGTTCGGGTTGAGCCTCGATGCGTTGGCGGTTGGCTATGGCAAGTTGGCGGCTGCTGCCAAGGACAGTGGCGTAACCCAAGAGGAGATACGCCAGCTATTCATCGGCACCTCGTCCGCTGCGGCAGTATTCAAGCTGAACCAGGGTGACCTGGATGGCGTGTTCCGCGCCTACCAGCAGATCATCTCCAAGTCGGTTGTCAGCTCTGAAGAGTTGCGGCAGCAGTTGTCTGAGCGGTTGCCTGCGGCATTCTCACTAGCCGCCAAGTCTCTCGGTAAGTCACAGCAGGATTTGAACGAAGCCTTGGCGAATGGTAGTGTCACGGCTGAGGAGTTTATCCCTGCGTTCGGCAGGGCTCTGCGGCAGGCTTACGACCAGAACGCTTCTGGCATTGTCGACACTCTGCCAGCCAAGCTAAGTCGCCTGCAGAATTCGCTGCTCGATCTCCAGCGATCTGCCGAGGGTACTGATTTCCTTGAGGCGTTTGTTGACCTGAAGCAGGGGCTGATTGATCCGTTCATCAAGGATGGAGCGATCAAAGGCGCACTGAAGAATGTATTTGTCGAGGCTGGCAAAGCTTTCAGATTCTTCACTGCACAGATTCCTCTGGCAATCGACCTTCTGAAGGATGTTTGGCGAGCTGTGCGTCCGCTGGTGGAGGCGTTTGCCACGCTACAGTTGGTGTTCAGTGCGCTTGCCATTGCTGCTGCCAAGGAGTTTCTTGATGTACGCAGGAATGCGGAAATAGGACTTGGTGACGCGATCCTGAAGGTTAAGGAGTTTTCCGACAACATCAAGTCCGCACTGAACCTCGACCTGTCTGACTTCAAGTCCATCATGGGATTTGTCAAAGTAATCATCGAGAATTCGGAACTCGCATTGGCTGCTTTTCTAGAGGCACTCAACGGTGCGATCCGAGTGATTATTACGTTTGCATCAACCCTTTATAGCCAGATAATTCCGCTGATGTTCGAGCTTGGCGTGCAGATGGGCAAGGCCATTGGAAATGGGTTGATGATGGCCTTGACCGGAAGAGATGACAGGCTTGAGAAGGCATTGAGGGAAAGGGCTTCCATCAACCAACGAATGCAGGGTGACGAACGCTCTCTGCTCCAGGGAAATCTATCGCCCCGCCTGACTCAGCAGGAGAGGGGCGAGATGCGATCAAGGCTGCTGGAGTTGAATGCCGAGATTATGAGGATGGAAAAGGCTAGACGCCCAGGCGGGCTGTCTGGCTTGTTTGCTGAGTCGATTAGCCTTGCTAGCTCCAAGGCATTCGACGAGCTGTCTGGTATCAATCTCGAACCATTCGAGAAGATTGGTGCGCTGTCAAAGAAGGCCCAGGAGAATCTTGCCGAGGTGCAAAAGGAGCCGAAGCGAGATTTGTCCTTCCTTGAAATTGCACTGACGGAATTGAGGAAGTCGCTTGGCGCTGGTGCTGCAACCACATCTGATTTTGAATCGCAGTTCTTTGGCTTCGAGGAGTTTCAGCGATTCCTGCAAAGCGGTGAGCAGGTGCGTGTTGCAGAGAACACGCAAAAGATCTATGAAATAAACCAGCAGCAATTGGATGTGCTAAACAAGATGAACACGAACCAGGCGTCATTAAACAGCCTGCTAAATCTTGAGGGTGCTTACATGCGAGCCCCGTCTACCCTGCGATGGGAGAACTAAGATGGCTGAGGTAGCTTACGGATTTGTGGTGGATGGGGCTCCGACAGAGCGGTACACCAGTGGCGGTGGCATGGAAGCAAGCGTCACTTTCTTCGGCCCAGCCTCCAACCGGATGCAGTTCCTTGAGTACATTTTCGGCAGGTGGAACTACGCAAACTGGGTTGCAGATCCAGGTGGAGATGAACCCACCGCCATGCTTCCAAGGGGCATCTGCTGGTCATCACTTCCGAGGCCATATGTTTCCTTAAGCGAAATTGTACTCGGCGAATGCTACCTTCCTTCCTATGCGGGAATTTCTCCAGCTGACACTGACGCACATTGTCTATGGCCTGACACATGGGAGGTTTCGGCGGCAGACCCAAACTCAAAGCCGGAGTTTGTAGGCTGCGTTGATCCGATCTCTGATGATCCAGAAGAGCGGCCTATGTACAGGCCAATCGACTACAGCTGCAGCTGCTACGTTACGGTTCACTACCGGCACAAGCACAACGGCTGCTGGCCCCTGCCGCATGTGCGCAGGTATGGAGCAACCAGCGATGGTGGTGTACCGGACGTTCCCGCTGGGACTTACATCGATGTAAAGACGAGAACATCTGGCGAAGTGCAGACGATTGAGGGGCAGGGTCTTAAATTCGGCAATCCTGGTGCCGCCGGGCCTTCATCTATCCCTGGTGCATCATGGGAAGATCCAACCGCCACGCCAACTACGCTACCTGCTGGAGTTGGCATTGGAACGATAGTGTCCACTACGCAGATGGACATCACTTGGTCTGGCGTTCCATTCCCACCATGGGAGGTAATCGACGACCTGAGAGGGCGTGTTAACAAGGCACCTTTTCTTGGCAACCCAATAGAATCAGTCTGCTTCTTCGGTGCGGAGTTCACGACACAGGGAAGCTTCGGCTGCGTCACCCTTTACAACATCCATTATTCCTTTGTGATCAAGACTTCATCGGTTTTTCTTGAGTCGTCCCCAACGCCTCTTGATTATGAAAACTCAAAAATGATCGCGAATACGTCGCAAATTGGGATATGGAATCGTCGCGCTTGCATTAGCTCCATCAAGTATGGGAATTCAATCGTGACAAACTATGTGCCGATCTTTACCAAGAACGGAGACACCACACCATTCCGACTTGACGACGGCCTGTACTCATTCTCTGATCTGTTCCGTATGAGGAACGGATCTAACGTGCTTACAAGTACTGCATCGGCTCTGGCCTGCACATAAGAGATCTGCCATGGCAATCATCAAAGGTCGCGGATACCTCGGCAGTGCCAACCAATTTGGTGTTGGCCCGGCCATGGGGCAGGAGCTAATCCGCAAGGCGCAGGAGCATCTGTCGACTGGGAACGGGTCAAAGCTAATTGGCCCGAACATGGAGGCCATTGTTGCTGACATTCAGAACAATGGGTTCTTCTTTGCTGTGCCAACGCAAGTCATTGATGAAGCGGTGCAGGACCAGTCTTCTGGAGAAGCTGGCTATTTCAAGTACTACGCTTCTAGTGGCAAGGGTGTCCATGTCAGCCTGGGTGTTGTCAATAACACATGGCACCAGATTCAGTCTGCGCCGAACCCACCGGCAAATACTATCGAGTATGTGATGGACAAGAATACCGTAGGCGATCTTCCAGAGGTCGACCTGTGGAACACGCACAATGGCATGTGGCTGTGGGCCAATGTTGCCTACAAGTTCACGCTCGACCCTGAGTCTGGCAGGTTCATCCCAATCGACTTGCCGATGCAGCCAGTTATCACTGCCAGAATCTATCAACAAGACATTGCCTTTGGGGGCTACGGCACTGCTCAGGTCTACTTTAACGGCGTTCCATTTGGCTCAAAGTTCATTACTGTCTACCACACTTGGGTGAAATTTGGAGAAGACCTTAAGGCAGGTTCGGACGTATTTGTCCAATGGTTCCCTGAGCGAGGTGCCTACACGGCAGGGCAGTGGGTGGTTGTTGGTGCAAATGCGGAGACACAGACGGATGTGATCATCGCGGAGATCACTGCCAGTCCTGGTGTCGATAACTGCGGATCGGTAAGCAGGAGCCCCGTCTGCCTCTATCCTGCACGGAGGGTCGCCAACAATCCAGCGGCAGCCACGCAGTGCGACGACACACCGTGGACTGGCATCGAAGAAGAGATCTATCTGGTCGATATCACCGGATGCGATCCGGTAACGACACTCAAGAAGGGTGATCGATACCTTGCGAAGAGGCTGGGGATTATCACTCTAGGTGGGCAAGAGCGAGAGCTTTACGCCATCCGTGGTGACAAGTCCTCCACCTCGGTGAAGGTCATCGAGATTGACTATGACGAAGAGGGTACGGAGAACTGCCAGACCGTCCAGACCAATGATGGCTGTGTCTACGGGGCGATCATCTCCAACAACAGCCTTGGCGACCAATGCTCCGGCCAGTGGTCTGCTGGCGATCTTGTCTGGGCAATCAACGTAGCAGCCTGCAATCAGCCATCGTCTGTCAAGCGTGGCGACCGATTCGTTGGGCTTGGTCTTGGCAGCCTCACGGTGGGAGGCGAGACGCGGGAACTCTACGCCTTCCGGCATGTGGACGGCGGCGACCAGACCAAGATCGTCACTGTGCTTCCCTATGCCAGTCAGCCCCTAGCCTGCCAGACCATCGATCCGGCGGCTCCGGCCTGCATCCTCAATGGCAGGATCTCCAGTGCGCTGGCCTTCGGGGATCCTGACGAATTCGGCAACGAGTGCAACGTCCAGAACTGGACCAACGAGGATGAGATCTGGGTCATCAATCTCGCCACCTGCGGGGACAAGGTGCAGATCCCATTCGGCGAGCGGTTCATCGGCCAGTACATCATGGACTATGAGCATCAGGAAGCCACCAAGCCGCTCTATGCGATCTACTACCGTCCTTCATCCGCAGGCTCTAGTGCGATTGTCGCGGTGAATGTGATTGGCCCCGAGAGCTGCCATCCGATCACACCCAACAACAGCTGCGTCTACCCTGGCAATCTGATCTTCAATGGTGACGATGAACCGGATGTCTGCCAGACCGACAACTTTGTTGAGGGGGCTGACATCTGGATCGTAGATGTCGCCAGCTGCAACGACCCTGGATCCATCCCCAACGGAGAGCGGTTTGTCGGACACAGGCTGGGATACCATACCCACGCTGGTGAGACGCTGCCCCTGTATGGTATCAAGCATGTGCCTGCTAACATTGGCGTGTCTGGTGCGTACTTTGATACTGGCTTCTTTGCTTCACCTGGACAGTTCGTGGATGTCTTGCCAGGATTTGAAACCATCGAGCTTTTCGGAGCGTCGGGGCTGTCAATAGATGCCAGTTTCATTCGCAATACATCAGGAACGGCGATAAGGTATGCGGTTAATGCTGAGATCTTTTTTGATTTAGGCAGCGCAGTTGTAGGCGTTACTGAGTGCCTTTTCGCCAGCGGACAAGTCGGGCTAGGAAACGGATCCGGTTCAACTGTGTTTACGGACTACAGGTTCAATGACCACCTCGACACAAATCTTTGCGGAGGGTGGGGAGATCCAATACTCTGGTCTCATCGTCATGCCTGCCTATGCAGTATCATCCAGCTACAGCCTAACGAATTGGTGAGCGGGTTCATGAATGGAAGCGGAGGAAGTGTCCGCATTCGCGGCACGTTGACTAGGCTCGCATAAGCGGGGGAATGCCATGGGATGTGGGTGCCAAGGCGGTAAGAAGAAGGAGGCGGCAGCGATGTCACCTCCGGCGGCAAGCGTGAAGGTGCGGTTGATCAACCACTCACAAACGCCTGATGCGTTAGTGGGCAAGTCGACAGCCAAGAACTATGGTCGATTCAAGAATGGCGACCGCATCACAATCCAGCGGATTGACTACGAGGCGGAGCCGGAGAAGTTCGTGCTGCTATGATCGCCGAGATGCTGATGCTGTCGCTTGCTGTGTGGCGTCTCAGCTACATGATTACGAGCGAGGTGGGGCCAGCCAGGATTCTGGAGCGATTCCGAACGTGGGCTGGTGTCGTCGTGGACCGGTTGGACGATGGAACCGAGGAGGTGATTGCGTCTCCAGGCACACTTGCTGACCTCGTTACTTGCCAATGGTGTGCCTCGGTATGGCTGGGCATGGCGGTAGCCTTACTCCACGCGGTGAGCCCACGCATATGCTGGGTTACCGCCATGCCATTCTTTCTTTCGGCAATGGCACTAGGCTACGCAAAGCTCATGGATCGCTGATGCCGCCTATCTCCACATCAGATAATTTATTTTTCTTCTTGGCTTGCTGACCTGGTCGTCGGTCGGTAGATTTCTCCGCACGACAGGACGAGGAGACAGCCATGGCGAAGAAAGAACCGCTGCGGAAGCGGTACTCAGATCTTAGTGAACCGATCCTTCAGTATGCAGCTTTGCGTCAAATGGGATGCAGCTGGGCTGAAATCGTTCATGCACTGCGAGTCGATGATGTCGACGGCGTAGAGTTGGGAAAGCTCGACCTGATGGTTTGCGTGTGGCATGTGATGCAGCATGGGTTGCCGCCGACTGTCTTTGTCGATGTCCCGTCTCCTGTTAAATGCCCACGCTGCGATGCAATGGTGCAAGCTGTGCCATGCCGCAAATGTGTAGTAGAGGGAGCGTGGCCCTCTGGTCTCGACGATCTTCCCCCGGACGTTGAGATTTTCTAGGGGTAACCTTTGGAGGAAGATGTATGCCTAAGTTCACTATTTCCCAAGCGTTTCCTACCGGACGAACTAGCGATTGGACTACGCAGACGGGCGAGACCATCGTGTTCGATCTGTGGAGCGTGCAGTTTGTCGAGGCACCTGGCATGGTGCTGGAGATCGGACAGACCAAGAAGGCCGGTGCCTTGTCGCCTGGCATGCAGCTGGATGGCACCATCGAGCAGGGCAAGCGTGGAGCCTACTTTAAGAAGGCACCTCGTCCCCAGAACCAGGGTGCAGCAGGCAGCGGCAATCGCTACGGTGGTGGAGGTCGCACGGACGATGCGCAGAAGTACATCATCGCCCAGTGTGCGCTCAAGTGTGCCATCGAGATGTCGAAGGCGCAGGAGAAGTACGACACGGCGTTCATCGAGAGCGCGATGGCTATCTGCTGGGAGCTGATCCACAAGTACGCGAATCGCCAGGTTGATGCACCTCCTGCTCCAGCTGCTCCGATGGCTGCACCTGTTCCGCAGATGCCGCAGATGCCACAGATGCAGATCCCGCAGCAGTACCAGCAGGCTGCCTATGCACATGCTGGCAACGGCAATGGATTCGGCAACGAAGAGATCCCGTTCTAGGCGATCTCTGTCTCTGTCTTCCTCCTTGCTGACGGCTGCTGGGCGTGGGGTAGTGCCTGGCAGTCGTCAGCGGGTTTCTATGGACGAGGTGTCACGATGGATCTGTGGCCGCATCAGGTTCGTATCATTGGTGCCATCGAGGACAGGATGCAGTCCAAGGGGCATCGGCTCCTGATCTCTGCTCCGACCGGGGCTGGCAAGTCTCGGTGCATGCTGGAGTTGTTCAAGGCGAACAGGCATCGGAAAGCCTGTCTCTACACCCACCGGCGGCTATTGCTCGATCAGTTGGCCCAGAACCTTCAGGATGCAGGTCTGGAGTTCGGGCTTCGTGCTGCAGGACACGACACGGATTACTCGAAGAACCTCCAGCTGTGCATGATCCAAACGGAACACAGCAAGCGGGAGGATCGCGGCCTGCACGACGCAGAGCTGGTGATCATCGACGAGGCCCATGTGATCAAAGCCTCCATGGCGGAGGAGATTGTCTCAGAGCATGTCGATGGTGGCGCGTTGATTGTTGGCTTCACTGCCACGCCACTCGACCTCGGACACATGTACGACGAACTCTTTGTCGGTGCCGCCAACAGCCAGCTACGGGCCTGCGGAGCCCATGTGCCTTGCTACCACTATGCTCCCGACTCGGTGGATACCGCGAAGCTGAAGCGGCAAAAGACCGGCGAGTACTACCAGGGCGACGTACTGCGGGCGATCATGACGCCGACCATCATTGCCAGGGTGGTTGCCAACCACAAGCTACTGAACCCGGAGCAGCGGCCTGCAATCCTGTTCGCCCCAGGTGTCAGCGAGTCTCGTTGGTTTGCGGAGGAGTTGTGCAAGGCTGGCATTGAGTCGGGCCACATCGATGGCGAGTACATCTGGATGGATGGCAAGACTGTCCCCAATACGACGATGTACCGAGAGGAGTTTCTTGGCAAGCTGCGGTCAGGCGAGATGAAGGTGGCGTGCAATCGATTCGTCCTGCGAGAGGGCATCGACGTACCGGAGCTGTATCACGCCATCTTTGCGACTTGCTTCGGGTCGCTGCAAAGCTACCTGCAGGCAGGCGGTCGTCTGCTGCGATCTCACTCGTCACTTAGTCATGTGATCGTGCAGGACCACGGCAACAACGTGCTGACACATGGCAGCTTGAACGCGGACAGGGAATGGGAGCTGACGGCCACAGCTCAGAAGACGCTCTCCCAACGCATTGAGCGACTGAGGGAGCAGAAGGAAGAAGAGCCCATCATCTGCACAGAGTGCTTCGGCATTCGAGCAGGTGGACCTAGATGCCCTATCTGTGGGCATTGCGAGAACCGCAGGGTGAGAAGGGTTATCGAACTGGATGGCTCTCTGAGGATGGTGGAGGGACCACTCTACAAGCCGATGAGGGTGGACAGGAAGCCAGGCTCGCTGGAGCGGTGGAAGAAGATTTACTGGCGGGCCAAGAATTCCAAGAACATGACGTTCCGGCAGGCCAGGTCACTTTATGCCAAAGAGAGCGGCGACTGGACCTACCCGAGTGCCTTCCTGCCGCTGATGCCGATTAACCCGGAGGACATGGTAGAGCGGGTACGCGATCTGCCATCGTGGAAGCTACGTCAATCGACAATGGAGGATGCTCAATGAACCGGAAGTACCACACCAGGGCCAGCAAGAACGGCTTCTTTGCTTACGAGACCGATGTCGGCCTAGTAGCTGCCGCCGCTCAGATGTTTGCCCACTGCGGGAGCGGAGAAAAGCTCCGTTCCTATGCCGCTAAACTAGCCAGGGAGAACGTGTCGGATCACGACCGCCAGCTGCTCGGTGCGATGTATGCCGCCAAGCGACAGATACTGATCGCACTGGGAAGCTGGGAGACGAAGGATGGACAGCTGCAACTGGATGGAGCCCCCAGCTATGAGCCAAACACTTGAGCATGCACTTGCCTATCTTGACATGGGACTCGCTGTCATTCCCATTGGCAGCGAAAGTAAGATCCCGATGATCAAATGGAAGGAATACCAGACCAGATTGCCCACCCACGCAGAGGCGTCTAGCTGGCCCTGGGAGGGCATCGGGATGCTGACAGGTGCCGGAAGTGGCTATGTGGTCGTGGACTGCGATACACGCGAAGCTGGAGCCTTCTGGAGCCGTTTTAGGACCAGCACTCCCATGATCTGTCAGACGAAGCGTGGATTCCACTTCTATTACCAGATGACCACCCCCATCCGCTCGGATGTTGGCATCCCCCTTTCGGGGGGTCTGTCGTACGACGTTAAGGGGGTGTCGAGCTACGCCATTGTGCCGCCAACAAAGGGCTACCAGTGGCTGCATGGGATCTACCCGGCAGACCAGCTACCCCGATTCAACGCCAGTTGGAGGCCGGATCGGAAGTCGGTTGCTGGTCCTGGCGGTGGGTATAATGTCAGCACGCGAGGTGGGGTCTATGCTCTCGGCCAAGTTGAAACGCTCATCCTGAACACAGCGATACGGGACGCAGCTAATGGACGAAACCTCGCCGGATTCCGAGCGGCTATACAGCTCAGGGACAATGGATTTCCCATTGAGCATGCTCAAAGAGTTCTTGAGCAATTCGTCTGCGTCGTCGGGAACTACGGATCAAGCCGCTACACATCTGAAGAAGCCAGGCATTCCGTGCGAAACGCCTACTCACGCCCAGCCCGCTCACCATGGGACTCGCTGCGTTCGTCTGTTCAATGAGACCTTCCTCGTGGAGTTCGTCCCCAGGTCTCAGCTTGAGGATCATGGCGAGTGCGAGGATCCCCAGGGCTGCCAGTTTGAGATCCCTCGGATACGAATCAGGGATGACCTATCCGAGTTGGACACGCTCGTCACCCTCGTCCATGAGATGGCCCACGGCTGCAACTGGCGGTGGCTCTCCGAGGACTGGGTATCGGAGATGAGCGAACACATTGGTCGATCCCTCTACCAATTGGGGTATCGGCGTGTCGCGTAGATTCATCGCCTTCTCATGCCTTCACTTCCCAGAACACGACCCCTCCGCAATCGACTGGCTGCTAGCACAAATACGAGAGCAGCAGCCCAGCTATGTCGTCAGCCTGGGTGACATGATCGACACGGCTTGCCTCTCTCGATTCTCGAAGGACTCGGTCGCCTCTCTGGCATCCGAGTATGCAGCGGTTGATCAGTTCTGCTCAGCAGTCAATGACGCAGCACCGAAGGCCAAGCGTGTCTGGATTCAGGGCAACCACGAGCAGCGGATGTTTCGGGCTGAGCATGCTGCCCTCTCGGACATCCTCGACTACAGAAAGCACATCCGCTCCGCTCGCAACTGGAAACACATCCCCTACATCTACTCTCGACAGCATGTGTTTCGACTTGGCCCCGTCACCTTCCACCACGGCTTCAATTGCAGTGACAGTGGAATCAAACGCGAGGTCATCAACCTAGGCAATCCCAATGGGCTGGTCATCTCAGGCCACACTCATCGCCCACATGATGTGATCCCTGTCGCTTTTGGATCGACTGTAGTACCCTACTGGTACTCGAACCCAGGCACCTTCATCCGCCCAGAGCAGGGATACACGCACACTCTGGACACATCGAGATGGGGTACTGGCGTCGTAGTTGGCGACACAATCACGAAACGGCAGGTCGGGAGTACTCCTGAATGGACCGCGAGCCTCATCACCTACAGGAACCACTGGGATGGCCCGAAGAATCGCTCCGGTCCCGAAGCTGACGCCTAGGCAGAAACGAGTCTACGCACACCTCTGTCGCAAGATCAGGTTCCCGCTGGTGTACGGTCACGCTCGTGGCTGCTACATGGCTATCAACGACGCACTCGAAGAACTGCACGGGTCCGAGTCTGCCCACCCAGCTCTCAGTATTGAGATCTCGGAGGTACTGTCTAAGCGGTCCTGTCTCGTGCTGGAGTCGCTCGACATCCAGTCCGTTCAGCACCTGATCGACTGCGACTGGGAAGAGCTGCTAGAAGACATGAAGCAGCACAAGAAGTACGATGTGATGGTTGGCATGGAGGTGTCGAGAGTTCGCGAGAAGTACGAGAACGCGAACTATGCACCAAAGAAAAAGTCCCCACCGGCCTCGTCTCATACCGGTGGGGACCATGCGCCACCAACAAGGTGACGCTTGTTCGTTCTAGCGATCAACCACGCCACATGGCGTACCGTCGACCAGTCGAAAGTGCCGAAGCAACTCCTCTGCATTATACTCAGCCAGGTTCACCAGGCCAACCTGCCGCAGAGTCACCAGCCAGGCACCAGACTCGTTGATTCGCACCCCAACGCAGACATGCATCGTGCCGTCTTCGCGAACCAGATGCTCGGAGATTAGCTGACGCAGCTCTGATTTACCAAGCGGCTGGTAGGTCTTTGGTGGTGCCACCCGAACGGTGAACCCATTGATGATCGCAGCGACCACATCCTCCACCTCGCTGAGTGGAGCCCATTGCCCATCGCTCGCCTCCCTGCGTTGGTAGAGAATCTCCTTGCCCTCGGACATTGCCCTCAGGAACGGCATCACCATCTTCGCGTCGTCGATCATGGACATAGTGCATCTCCTTTGCCGGGTCTGTAATCTGGGGCCACGACGCCCTTGCCATCCATCGGGTGGTGGATCGCCACTCCCGCCTGCGCTCTACGAGCCATGATCTCGATCTTCTCTTCGCTGCCAGCACGGTACTGGCACGGTGCGTCTGCCATCGGCGGCTCCCACTCGTCCGGCGTTCCGGCGTAGGCACCTCCCAGATTCTGCACATGGCCTCGATAGTCCAGCGGATCGATCTCCCCGGTCTCGATCTTGGCAACGAGGTCTGTCAGACGCTCGATCAACCATAGTGGCATCTTTCTCTTGCGACGCATCTGCTCGGTAAAGTACGCACCGCTTGTCGTGTCAGCCGCCCTGGCGACCTCCACATAGGACAGGCTGTGGGCTCGCAGCCTCTGAGCGATATGCTCAGGCAGGTATGCGCTCCCCTCTGAATCAATCTCTATCATGCCTAATCCTTTGACATCGTTGTTGCGAATGCCCACGCCGCCATGAAACAGATCACGGGGCCAAGCATCCAGGCTCCTGTTGGTATCGACCACCACCACAGACCAAGCACCATTGCCAGGATGGACACGGGCAGCACGAGCCACTTCGGTGCGTCCATCCATGCTGCCGCCAAGGCAAAAGTCCCTGACAGCAAGACTGTCGCCATCATTATCGAGGCAAGTATTGCTAGGTCTTCCATGAGTCACCCACTCCCCGCCTTGATCCACTCATTCATCGCGGCATTGACGCTGACACCAGAGGCGTACACATCCCCCAGCCAGCGGCCATACTTCTCCTTTCTCTTGGTCTTGACGAGTACCCATTGCCCGAACACCAGCTTCCGCAGGTACTCGGCAGCAGCTGGCCCTCGCTCCTCTCGCAGCTCTGGTGCCATGACATCACTCAGGCGAATGGTCTGCCTGGTCATGGTCACTCCCATGCCCAGGTCGACGTTTACCTTGATCGTATCGCCATCAATGACTTCGGTCACGATGGCGTGGTAGGTATAAGGTTCAGGCTGCATCCTATCTGCCTCTCTTTCCAAAGATTCTCTCCTCCATCGCCTCGTACTCTAGCTGCTCTGACGAAGTCCACAGGCAACGGACAGCACTGATCGCGGTCCACAGCCTTCCGTGTTCCTCGATGTCTCGCTTCGCCTTCGCATCTATCTCTGGATACATGTTGATGCATGGAGTCGACTCGTCTCCGCCTGCGTAGAACAAGAAAAGCACGAAGGCCGCAAGCATCAGCCAGCCCACGGGATGGCAAAGCAAGAACAGTAGGATCCACATCGCATTGCTCCTTGTTAGTTTTCGGATCGATGATAGTAGTTTGGACGCTCGTAGATAGAGTCACTGTCGCACCGCTGATGCAGCTTGACCGCGCTCCACACAAGCACGGACACGAGCGTCAGCAGGCATCCGATTGCGATCCCCAGCACCAGCCCCAGGATCACCCATGTCATTCGTCACCATCCTTGTCGGCACGGCGCAGAGCCTGATCGTTGCTGTAGGTGCCGCTGGGGTAACGCCTGGACAGCTTCCGCATGTTGGCCTCCAGCACCTGCTCCATGCTCATGCCACACACCTGGGCCAAGGCCACGGCATAGAACATGATGTCGCCCAGCTCCTCCAGGAGATTGTTGGTGTCGAGGTCAGCATCGTAGGCGTGCATCCGCTTGACGGTCGTCTGCACCTCCCCTGCCTCGGAGCCCAGGCCCAAGGCTGCATGCAGCAGGTCGTGGCTGAAGTCCACTCGCTTGAACAGCGCGGCCACCATCTCTTGGTATTCATCGATCATAGAGATCTCCAAGGTAAATCAGGATTGCAAAGTAGAAACCACCCACGCAGGCCACCGACAAAGCCGCCTCATTAGTCCACATCGCGATACTCGTTAATCTCGTCTCTTGTGATTTCATTGCCATTCGCATCCTCTGCGTACTCCAAGTGCAAGTCGTAGACGCTGACATCGTCGAACTCACACTCATTGAGTTCGACCTTGCGGCAGGCACCCTCCATGGTTGACGCCCACGCCACAGCGCGAATGAACACACCCTTCTGGACCTCGACGTTGAAGATGTACTTATTCATCATTGCCCTTCCCCTTTGATCTCAGATCGAACCACATGAACACTCTTGTCGGCTTCGATGCCAACCTTCACTCGCTTGCCCTGCACAGAGACAATGTGCAGCGTGATCTTCTCGCCATGCACATTGATCTCAATTGACTCCTGCTCCTTGCGTCCAAGCACCAACATGATCGGTCTCCTACCACTTCGTGTTTTCTAGTTCATTCAAACGCTCTGTCGGATCCAGTTCCAACAGATAGATGCCAGTCGTCGTCACCTTGGTATGACCCAGCTGGCCCTGGATCAGGTCCATCCGTACGCCACCTCGGAACATGTGACTCGCTCCGCTGTACCGCATCTGGTGTGTGTGGATGCGCTTGTCGATACCCGCCTTATTGGCAAGCATCTTGTACGTCTTGTTGCAGTTGGTCTTGTCGAGGTGCGCCCCCTCCGGTGTGCAGAAGATCGGTGCCTTGGGGCCGAGGTCGCCACGGTACTGAAGCCAGTGATCCAGCTCACGCCGTGCATCTTCCGGCACATGCACCGTCCTGCTCTTGCCGCCCTTGCCGTTGCGGATCAGCAGGCAGTGCTGGTCCTTGCGGTAGTCCTTGGGCATCAGGTGCAGTGCCTCGCTAATGCGAAGCACGCATCGGTACTGGACGTAGATCAATGCCCTGTTCCGCTTGCCTGCAAACGACCTGCGGCAGCAGGCCATCATCATGCCGACCTCTTGGACGGTCAGAACCTCTCGTATCCATTTCATTGCTATGCCCTTGTTATCGAAGTCTCAGCGGCTTCCTCGTTAACGAATATCCAAACGCTGCACACAAACGGTCGAAACTGTTTGCTCCAATCCCCCTGGGGGCTTCCCCCCTCATCCACTTCCAGAGGGTAGTCCGGTCCACCTCTGCGATCTCCGCGATCCGCTTCAGCGTCACGCCCTGCTGCATGAGGTCGCGTATCTCATCCTGAATGATCTGACTCGGCGTTTTCATGTGGCCCTCCCAATCGATCCAGCTGCCAGAGGTAAACGGCCTCCAGCGTGGTGACTATCAGGCCGCAGGTCGTCCTCCACGACATCAGCGTCCCGACCTTGGCAGCACTCCGCAGCGTCTGCCGAGGGATGCCAACGTGCCTGGCTATGTGGCTGATGCGCCACATCCTGCGCACATCAGTATCCACCAGCATGTCGTCGCGGTACATCACACCAGCTTCTCGATGAATAGGTCTGTGTCGAGCAGGTCGCTGATCATCGTGTCGTAGTCGCGTTGCAGGTATGACCGCAGCTTCGCCTGCCGATCTCGGTACTGCTCGCTGCCTGGGTATCCCCTGCCAGGAGGCAACACATCGTAGCTCCGCAGGGCCGAGATCACATGGCTGTTGCTGTCGCAGACGAACACAGTGTCATGCTCCGCTTCACCATCCCAGTTCGACCGAAAGCCGACACTGACGACGTACCTGTCGCCAACCTGATAGATGCTGCTGGTGTACCAGCGTAGTGCTTCGAGATGCTCTGTGTCCGCCTCGGCTACCAGCACTCCATCAAACTGAAGCGGAGGCATGCCCGTCCTTTGTAGCGTATACGTTTTCATTCTTTGTCCTTTCAAGAAAGCCGACCGGAATTATGACAGCTCCGGTCGGCTGATCAACCCCAGGTGTTACTGTTCGTTGGCATACGGATCTTCGTATGCCCACTGGCACAGCCATGCGGGAGGAACCTCCAGCACTTCAGCCAACTTTCCCACGAACGCCAGCGAAGGCTCCTTCTTTCCCTGCTCCACCTCGGAGACGTAGGACTGGCAGCTCTGAATTCGCTTCGCCAGCATATCCTGGGACATGTTCACTTCTTTCCTTCGAGCCGCCACATAGGCACCAAGTCGCTTGATATCAATATTCATCGCAGCACTCCTATTCCAAGATCTCGATTTCACCCTTAACCGTCGTTGCTCCCTTGCGAGGAGCCTTCGGCATGGCATCCAACGCCTTCTCGACCATGCGGTCGACTTCCTCGTCGACATCACCCAGCAGGTTGTCGATGGTCTCGGCATTGCTGGGATCCATGCAGAACGCGACCGCCTCGATAGCCAGTTGGGTGGCGGCCTGCACATCCTTGTTGCTGCTGTGGTACGCGATCCACTTCGCGACCTTGAGCCACGGCACCGAAGCCGTAGGCCGGACCATGTAGTCCTGGCCCTTACTGATGCTGGCCTTCACTCGGAGGGTAATCACCTGATCCACCTCGTACTTGCCAGCGGTCAGGTCCGGCAGGTCTTTTGCCAGCAGCTTGCCAATCGCCACCATCGATGCATTGTCCATAGCTTTGTCCTTCTTTGTTTGGGGCCAGCGGCCCTTCCAGTAACGTGACGCTCTCATTATACGCAACCGTCTATCGAATGTCAACGACAACCGTGTCGCCTTCGACATCGAACTTCCCGCTCTCCATGACGACATCCCAGTCCACGGTGGGGGTGCCAGCAGCCTCGCTGTCCCAGCACCGGAGAACCTCCCGCAGCGTGGGCCTCATGGACTGGTCAGGCCAGTTGTAGTGAACGAAGCGGAAGATCCCAGGTGCATTGACCAGTTCGGTAGAACGAAATTCAAGTCTCATTGCCGTTGCTCCTATGAAAGTGTTATTCCATCCAGCGGGCCACTGACCAGCCAGATCCACGACTCATCCAATTCCTTGCCGGACACAGGCTTTCCTGCGTAGGTCATCCATGTCCTGGTGTCCTGGCTCAACCATCTCTTCCCTGGGACGACGTAGCATTCGGAATCCTCGTCCCAGTGGGCTACCAGGTGACCATCCACTCCTTCCACAAAGGACCAGTGCAGGACACCTGCCTCGCCGATCATCTGTCCAGCAATAAACAAGTCCGAAGCCTCTGACAAGACGACTGGACTGGAGCCGCCAGCGTTGAACCCAGGCACGGTGCCAAGCATCTCCAGCAGCCTGGTAAGGAGACCGCTTTCTGCTGCGATGTCCTCGCGGTCCACCAGAGCCTCGGCGGCTGATCGCAGGTCGCCTCCCGGCATACTATCTATGGCAGACATGACATCTCTCCAGAAGTCCTCCTTCTGAAAGAGAGGGTTGATGTGCATCATCTCTACGGACATGGTTTACCCCTGGTACTTTAGGATCTGATCTCGCAGTGCTTTCGCATTGTCGTGTTCTGTGCAACGGCACGCTACCCGGATGTACGGCACGTTCATCGAGTGGTAGGCAGGAACAACCTTGGGGAAGTCCCACTCACCGGGCCGCAGCAGCACACATCCCTCCTCGCTGCTCATGCGATCCAGCAGTGCCTCCACCCAGTGTCGCCCCAGGTCGCTCGGAAAGAAGCCTGACTCCATGATATCCGAGACCAGATCTTCGTAACTCTCGCAGGAATCTTCTCGCTCAGCGTGATCCTCAGCCTGCTCGTGGATCCACGCTTCGTCCGCGCTGACCTGGCTCCGGCTCTCGTTGCCGAGGTCATCACCGGAGGACCATCGAAAGCCAACGATGCCAGCCACCTCGGCCCGCTCCACCCAAACACAGCCGCTTGCCATCCGATTCGGACCACGCTGCGTGGGGTCAACCACGCAGTAAGTGATCTCGCGGATGATAAACCACTCTGCTCCATCGAACAGTTCGTTGAGGTCCAGCCCTGCCTCGATCAGCAGGTCAATGTCAATTTTCTTCATTTTCATTCTCCTTGTTGCTTCCAATGTGCATGGTCAATCGCACAGGAGGTTCCATGAACTCCGCCATGTAGCTGACGCGAGTACTTTCGCCCGTGTCGCGGGGCAGTCGACCATCTTCAAGTGCAGCAGAAGCGGCCTGCGCGATCTCCAACCACTCCCGAAGCGGCTCATCAGCGAACCACTTGGTTTGTCCCATCGGCTGACCGTCTAACGTCTCTGCGATCAGCGTCATGCGCCATTTAGCCATTGCCGCTCTCCTTGGTCAGTGGTGGACTGTCTGAACCCAATTTGGACCCGAGGCCGTAGCCCCTGTCGTAGCCGAGTTGATACCCAGCCACATAATCCTCGATTCGCTTGAGCGATGACTGCGAGCCGGTCACCCAGAGGTGCGCCATGTCGCCATTGGGCGAGTAATGCCACTCTGCGTCGACGTTCAGCTTGTGATCCCACACGAAATCTCCCACCAGGTCTGCGGTGACCTCTCGGTGGAGGATGGGTACGGTAATGACTCGGTGAGTCAGCCAGTTAGTACGGCCAGTTGGCATTGTCTTTCTCCTTGCGTTGTTGTTGAGACTACCAGTAAAGATGACCGTCGACGACCGTAGCAGGACATGCCTTGCCATCCTCATCGTGCCAGCCGTTGACGTTGCACATGCGGACCTCGTACCGCTTCGAGGTCTTGCGGACCTGAACCACCTGCACGCCGCCATGGGATGCCGGATTGCAGTCCTCGTGATTGACGCACCCACTAAATGGGTGGTTGTGGACGACCGTCTGCCACTTCGATGAGACAGAGGCGGGAAGCTTGACGCTGTTCATTGTCTTCTCCTTGCTGCCTGAAACTACTTGTCGCCTGCAGCACGCTGCCGCAGGGCGGTGATGATCTCATTCTTGTCGACACTGCTCACACCGGGGATCAGTTCTACCAGCAGGTGTTTGAGGCGGTCGTCAACCTCTACCTCGCCAGAGGCGAGTGCTTCGGCATAGTACTCGCAGTCATCCAGCTGCGAGGCGTTGTCCTGGAACTCGATTTCGTATCGGATCACATCGTTCAGCTTCTCGGCCAGCTCCTGCTGATCAGGAGTAGCTCCCTTCCGGTAGGCCACGAAGCCGCAGCGGTCATACACCTGATCGTACTTACCTCCGTTCCAGTTTCGGAACAGGGAGTCATAGGTGTACACGATACGGCTCTCGTCACAGAAGTCACGGACGACATCGTAGACGCCATCCACATCGATCCCGGTTCCAGAGTAGGCCATGTAGGTTCCGTCAATCAACATCTCCACGTTCGCACACACTACCAGGTTCATTGCGATTCCCTTTCCTTCTCGCGTGCCATGGACTCTTCGACGCTGCGTTCGATCATGCCAGCCACTCGCCGCATGAACTGTTTCCTGGTCATCGTGTCGGCATTGGTCACCAGATAGTGCCAGTTCTTGATGCAATCAAACTCAGTGAATTCCTTGGCGACATCCAAAACATTGGCATGCCCCAGGTAGCGGATGCGGAAAATCCACTCGTTGACATTGCCCATGTGGATCTGTGATAGGCCAACGTGCATGCTCATCATCACGAGATCGCGAACGATCTCCTCTTCCACTTTTCCGATGGGCTTGCGATTGCAATTCTCCCAACTGTACATGAGCGGCATTGTCTTTCTCCTTGTTAACTGATCTTGCAACGGGTCAGAATCGTCTGCTTGCCGTACTTCTCGTGTTCATTCCTGTCCTTGACCGTGCCTGACACAAGCACATCGTCGCCACTCTGGTACTCGTGCAGGCCAGTTGCGAACCACACCAGTGGGTACTGGTTGTCATCGTCTTCAGCCACCATGCTGATGATGGTGGTCAGGCCACCCATGTAGCCAGGGATCACCTTCGTCCGCAGCACCTTGGCGGGCAGGCTCTTCACTTTATCTCCATCGACCCACTCCTTGGGCTTGTGCTGCTTCAACTCCCGCTCGACCCGCTCCTGCGTGGCCCGCTGCCAGGCGGGAATCGCGCTGGCAATGTAGCCCAGCTGCTTGTCCTCGACGACCTGCTGCTGACACAGCAGGGCAAGGTTGCGAGTGTACTCCTTGTCGCTGTCGATATGCTCCAGGCACCAAGCAATCGTGCTGCTGGCAATCTCCACATCGGTGTCATCGGTAACCAGCTGGCCCGACTCCTTGATGTACTTCTCAGGCTTCCGCAGCCAGTACCACATCAGGCTGCTGGTGGACTCTGTCTCGTTCTGGTCCGCCATCGCACGGCTGACCCAGCCATGTTTCCTGATCAGTGCAGACGCAGCCACCAGTGCCTGCATCGGGGTGAGCAGCACTTCCATCATGCCGCCCGAGAGATAGTCGTCGCCACGCAGCTTGAACTCGTCGAACCAGTACGACAGGTTGACCTGCTGCCCCTCGCATCCGAGGAAGTCAGCCAAACAGTTTCGACCAACCGCCATCTCGTGGCCGTCGCCATCCCGCAGGATCACGAGGTCGTTGCGTTTCCGCTTCTTGTCGCAGTGCTGGCACTTATTGCCCCAGGTTCGCCACTTGGGGTCAACAGCGTCGACGCCTGGCACGCAGTGGACAAGGTTGCCGCCATCGACCGGCTCGATCCTTGCCACCACATCCCAGCCGTTGATGTGTGGAGTCGAGCCGCAGACCGTCACCTTGTAGACACTGAACTGCTTGTCGTTCTGAAACTCGCCACCCCAGAACGGGATCACCGCAACCAGCAGACTCTCGATAGTTGGGGGTGCTTGACCCAGCCTGATCGCCTTGGTCGCGTGCTTCGCCACTCGATCTTGCAGCCGCTCAACGCCACGGCTGCCTGCGTACACCACTTGCTTAGACATTGTCGTCTCCTTGTGCGTGCATTGTAAGGGAACCGCTATTGGCCGTCAACGCCAAGTGAGGAAATTTCGTTGTCGATGAACTCCCACGCCTTCCACGCCCTGTCGAATCGTCGACTGTTGTTGTGGATGTCGAGGTTGCTGCACTCGTCGCAGTCGCGACCACAATGCTCATCATGCGAGTCACAGAACAGACCGCGAATCTCGTCCAGCTCTTCCAGCGTGTAGAAGTTTCCGCTGCGTTTGACCAGTGCAACCATCTCATCGGTGATCGTATCTGAGCCCGCATTGCGGTCGATGACATACCGCAACGTCTTCTTGCTGATGCCCAGGTCGTCCTGAAGGTGATACTTCCTACTCATCATCTTGCTCCATTGGTTGAAGGATCTTTTCGCCCTTGAAGTAGACGTTGCCCTGATCGTCGCAGATCCAGAAGTGCAGCGTGATCGGGCCGTCGTCATTCAGCCAGTACCAGTAGTCGCCAGCGTACAGGTTGCACGCCTTCTCTACATCAACACCCTGCTCGAACATGTCCGCCGTCGCGAACTCATCGCGGTAGTTGACTGCGATGCGGGTGGACTCCTCATCCTGCTCGATGCACCACTTGCACACCGGCTCAACGAGGTTCTCGATATTGGCTGTGTAGTCGGCAATCAGCACCCAATCTTCGTTGCCGAAGACGAGGTAGACGTAGCCCCAACACTGCTTGCTTGTGCCATGATGAACAGTCAACCACTGCTCCGAGGTGCTGCCCATCTCGTTCAGCACCGCATCTCTGTCGGTGCTGTTGTGGTCCAGTGCCAACTGGTCACCGCCATCGTCGATGTTGAGCGTGTACCCAGCACGGAGGAATGTATCTACCAGTCGCTCACACGTCGCACGTTCACTTGGCTTCATTGCTGATCTCCTTTGCCATCTTGAGAATTCGTGCCTGCGTCCGCTTGCTGATGCTGTGCAGCGTGACGTAATACCCAGCCACTGAGTCATACACTCGGACCGTGTCGCCATCGACCGCGATCCTGTTCATCCGCACCCCCTCACCAGAGAAGGCGCGGCATCGGACGTTGAGATACTTTGTCATTGCATTCTCCTTTGTGAATCTGATCTACTTCTGTCCCCAGTTGTTGACGACCTGGTGATTCCAGCCACGCCGCCACAGGTCGGTCGCCTGCTGCCACGCCTCAGCCAACCGCTCTCTCCACCCGGTCATGCCCATCAGTACACCGAACCCGGAGTCGCTCTTGACCATCAGCCGCTCCCCCTTCTGGTCGACGATGAGCCAGGCGGACCCTTCGTCCCCTTCGATGGCGGCGAGCATCGCACGCAGGGCTTTGATCTCGACGAGGATGGTAGCCATCTCCGAGACATCCTCAGGGACAACGGTCGGAGCGTTGGGATACCGCCCGATGTCACCGCCGCCAGTCTTTACGGTTTCGCCAACACGCACCCGCACACTGCGAGATTCGCCCGAGCCGGTGATCTCGACCGTGTGCTTCTTGGCTGGCATGATCTTGGGTTCGATGCGAGCCGACCAGTCTTCACCCACGTCAGTGCCGATGGCATGAGTCGCCACGGTCAAGGCCTTGCCATCGGTTGCGGTGAACGCCACCGCATCACCCGCCGGAGTGACGATGACACTCGACAGGCTACCGTACCTCTCGCTCTCGCCAACCAGCTTCGCGATCCCGTTGTTCTTGCATTCGATCTTCATGGTCATTCTCCTTTGTGTTGGTTTAGTTGAGTTCACCACAGGCCGCGAACCCCGTCGCCCAGTCGTCGAGCCTACGCATCGCCTGCGGGTAAGCGCGGGCTTGCAGCATTCGCCATTCGCCATCGCCCGTCACCCGAAAGTCACACCTGATCTTGTTCTGCTCGACGAACTCGGAGAACAGAGCCATCAGCCGGTCTTCCTGCGAGGAAGGGAAGAAGAGGATTCGTCGCATCGGTTCTTTCGTTGCCATTGCCACACCCTTTCGCTTTGTTAGCAGTCGCTCGACACATGGAACATCACAGCACCCAGAAGCGGCACATCACCCCGACCGATGCTTTGCAACACCCGGTGCATCTCGGTCTCCGACAGGGAAACCGTGTCGCTGGCGATCCGACCGACACGCAACGCACCAGAGTGGCCGATGAAGTACTTGTTGGGGTTGGGATCGCCCAGCACCAGAGAACCATCAGCAGCGCGGCACACCTTGTACCCGCCCGAATAGCAGAGGTACTTATTCGACTTGCTGGTGGTGTCCAGCCGATGCCCCGCCGCCATCAGGCCTTGGATGGTCGCTTGCTTTCCAGAGATTTTCTTAGCCATTGTCAAACCCTTTGCTGAAACAACAGAACCGGAGCAGCACACACTAGGCAGCACGCCGAACTGGTCGAGGTGCTGCCCGATACGGGCTGGTCGAGCGGGCGAGGTGGGCGACTAGGTAGCCCGATAGTCTGCTGGGTAGCGTGCCAATTCAGCCTTGCGTTTCATCTCGCGGTGTTCCGCAGCCCGCCAGTCGAGCGTTTCCATCCCGTGTCCGAAGTCTTTGCACCTAGCACAAGCGGCCTTGGAACCGTGGACATACAGAATTCCACGTTCTCCATCACCGGGGTACGACCACTCAAAGGTCACCCGCAACTTGTTCACCCTAGCGAAAACATCCATCTGGAATTCGACGATATCAACATTGGACGAGATGAAGCAGCCACAGAACCGAACAGTCTTGACCGTAGCCATTGTCTAACCCTTTGCCATTGAGGAACAGGAACAGGAACAGGAACAGGAACAGTACACACTAGGCAGCACGCCCATCTGGTGGAGGTGCTGCCCGATACACACTGTCCGAGGCTGGTTGTCCTATCGCGAGTACTCAAAATTCACGCCCGCCTTGCGGAGCCGGTACACCGCCTTACCCGCCTCGGAACCCTTCGGCTGCGTCCCGTGGATCAGGAGCGCGAAGGTTCCCTTGTCGGGGTTAGCGGCATGGCTGTCGTCGTGGTCGATTTCCAGGCCGAGCCGTTCCGCCTCTTCGACCGAGTACACCACCACCGAGTGCTTTAGCCCATACTCCTCGATCATGTCGTCGCGTCGCCCGCCCTTGCTGGCCGTCAGGCTGAGGTTGGCGGGGATCTTCCCCATCATGTCGATCCAGTAGGGGAGCGACTTGGTGTAGGCGTAGAAGTGGCGGTCCGGGTGACATTGTGCCACCGAAATCCACGCCCTGAAGTAGGCGGGGCTGAAGAAATCCCCGCTCACATGGATTCGTACAATCCCCGCATCATCGGGCAGGGCTTCTAGGATCTGGTCGACCATCGCATCGACGGTGTGACAATCCCGCAGGATGTCGAAGTTACCCTTGCGGAGCCGGTACACGTTCGGATAGCTCACTTCCTCAGAGGCGGAGAAGCATCGGAACACGGTGTCTGGCCCATCCTGCACCCGGACGGTATCGACACCGTCCACCGTCACGGGGACTGCCCGACTCATGCACTCGTTGGCGAAGGGACAGGCCCATCCTGCCAACGTATCGAACGAGTACACCTTGCGTCGCCCGTGGGCAGCCGTGGGCTGCAGGTACTTCTGCGCCCATTCAGCCTTCGCGAGACGACGCAACTTGGCATTGGCATTGGAAAACTTCAGCATTGTCTAACCCTTTGCTATCAAGGAAAACTGGAAGAACATATAGCTGACCACGGGATATTTTTTCCCCGTGGGCAGTTAATACCCTTACGAGTGTTAACCTGATTTAGCTAACGGCGGGCTTTGTGCATCGTCGGTAGGAACACCTACCTAGCACCCCCATGGCTCATCACCGCGCCACCCCCCTATTCCCCCCGTTACACGGAATCACCATAAGGTGCCGATTGCCGTATCCCCATCATGCCAACAATCGAGTGCATCACTAGCCCGATTGAGATGGGTACGCGCCGGTTCAATAGTCCGATCTGCGCTTGCCGTATCGAATTGCCAAAGATCTATGCGTCTGAACGTCTGTGGTCCAGTACGGATTCCAAGCGAGAGGGATCCCTCGTATGGAAACTGGTCGAACGTCATCACGACGGTGACCGCAACTAATGGAAACGCCGGTATTGCTTCCCACCAGATGCTCTCATTATAGCCTATCGAAGGTAGCTTGTCTACCCCTAGCTTTCCGTTCCCTGTCTAGCCATTCAAGGGACTAGGGAAGTACTTGCTTGGTGGGGTTATCACCACTATCGATCCGCTCATTCTACTCTATCTGCTATCGACTGTCAAGTGTCATGGTTCGTTTCGTTCACCCCGTCAAGCCATTCAAGGGACTGGAGGAAGCTTGAACCCTGTACCGTACTGTCGATCCGCTCATTGTACCGTATGGGCTATTGGCCGTCAATCGGTCTTGGTCATTTTGTTCGCCCCACCGAACCATTCAAGGGGTGGGGGGAAGCTTGAACCACGAACCACAACGAACCATTCACCCAACACTATCAATATAGTCTATGGAGCATGGCTGGTCAACACCAATTGGTCGATATGGGACACTTTTCCTGAAATTGCGGAAACCCGAAGAACCCCCCTAATGGGGGGAATGGGTGGGCATGGGTGGTGTAGAACAGACTGTATACACAATATATAAACAGTATACGTTTCGCGTCTGGTCCACCCACGGTGGCCCGGCCCAGGCCCACCCCTCTAATGGGGCAGGGACTGACTCCATTCGGGGGGTGGCGCTGCCTGCCACCAATGGGGGGGGTGCCTCCCCACCCGGTTGGGGGGGTAGTGTACGGCTGTACAGTGTCAAGCGGAATCGCGTGAGAATGGGTGGGCCACTACCTACTTCCCTATCGAGGTAGGTAAGTACCCCCCACTAGGGGGGCCACCTTTGGGTCCCTCCGCACCACCCATTGGGGGGGGTGGGGCCCCAAACAGACCTCATGCCAGAAATCGACCAGTTTTCAGGAGCTTTTCCCTATGGACGACATGATGCTCAACGACGAGTACAAGTACCGTCACGACCTGAATATGGTGCTTCGGGCGATGAAGAATCGTTGGGAGATCACCGACGAGACGAAGGTGAAGATCGCAGAGCGTGCGGTGGAGTTGATTGACCATCACGACAAGCGGGTTGCCATTAAGGCGATCCAGGTACTCGCGAGTCTTGAGGCTCAGAAGCAGAAGGATGATCACAAGTATCTGGACCTCGTGTCATCGGCGGCAAAGAAGGAGCAGGTGACGAACAACAGCTTTACTCAGATTGCTGTTGGCGATCTTGATAGTGTTTATCAACTGTTAGATAAGCTGTCGCCAGGGTCGTCTCCTGCTCTGGAGAATCAAGGTACCCCTGGCGAAAATGAGAATTGATCGATTTCCCTGTCGGGTTTTTGCAATTTCCCGACACGGTTTTTCTATGGTCGATTGGCTATGCACCGCTACAAATAAAAGTGGTGCGTTCTAGTTGCCGAGTATATCTTCGGCCTTCGCCAGTGCTTCGACCAAGCAGGCAACGAGACGTTGTGCTGCTTCCTCGGTGACGAACACAGGTTCTTCGTCGATATCGAGGACGATGCCGAATACGGTGAGTCCATCGAGGGCATTGCTGCCAACCACCTGGGCTACTTGGATGCCAACCAGTCCGGTGTAGATGGTATCGGTCTGTTGGTCGAAGGGATCGTCAGATTCGAGCCATTCCATGAGTCGGGTCTCCTTTGTCACCATTGTATCGTCGGAGTCGGGATTGTCGGAGCTTGTACCTACTTCGCGGACCATCCCTTAACTACCAACCATATTAACGGCAACCATATTGGTGCATGTCGCCACCTAGCGGTCAACGGTGGCGGCTACTGTCGTACCGACACATGGCGGCTACCACGCTGCGACTACTCTCCCGTTGGTCGAGCAGTCTTGCCGTCGCGCACCAGCCGGGCAGGCGCGCTCTGTGGGT